AGGATGTCCCTCATGTGTTTCGACGAGGAGACATACAAATGGATCAGCGAGGAATAAAGCCCACCGCCATCAGAGAGCTTGTAAGGTTTATCCTTCAGCTTGACAGTATCGACTTTCCTGGCATTGAGCTTCATGCGGGGGTATTTCACTTTATTGAACCTGCGAATACCCCCCAAATGCCCCCCCACTTGAGCGTAGACTTCAATAGGTGGCAACAGACGTAGGAATAACAAGATCCTTTAATTTACTAGGCAGAATGGGGATTAGTAGATTTGAATAGGTATTGGGAGAAGTAAAAATGGCCCTACAGGAGTCGATAAAAAGAGGTAAAATACTATTTTGTATTGATATTTTTAAGTTCATTATCAATACATACCCCCAAATATACCCCCATATGTTTTTGCGTACCTGGTTTACGCTTAGAAAACACCCAAATAAATTGGCGTGCTAACTTACTTTTCGTTTCTTATTGCTACTTAGTAATATGTCGGCGGATCGCCGGTCTTTGTCTCTCAATCCAGTGGTCTACCGCTTCGCGGTTGTACATGATGGGACTGTTCATCTTTGGATTAAGGTCTGCCGCAACATGCCGATACTCCCGACCCTCCAGCCATGTTGTGCGCCTTACATGCCGGATCATGCTCTTACTCATGCCACTCAAGGCCGTCAGTAACTGCTCTGAAACCCATTTGTTTGGTACAAGTTGAAATATGCAGTTCTCATCCATATCTATCTCCCAATTCATTAGTGGTAGGAATAATGCGTTGCTCCTATTGAAACTCATCACGTGGGGCTTCTTGGAGCGTCTATACCTGTCGCATTTTTCATCGAAGAGATCCAGCTCAGAATGCCAAAAGCATCGAAAATGAGCCGTAGCCCAACTCACGAAACGTGTATATATACAGAGAATGTGTCAGTTCAGTTGGTTCAGTTGGTTCACGGGCATCTATCCCTTACCACGCCTGGGTTTGACTGAACCAACACACACGAAAAAATGTTGGTTCAGCCCATAGAAATGTTGGTTCACGGGGTTAGCACATGCTTTTCTCGCCTAGGAATTGCGACAGGTAACCACTGCGGACTGGTTACCAGTCTGTAGGAGCGCACGTTCTGACCAATTTTTTGTTTTACATGCTCCGCCTTTGGGTGGCCCTATAAAGCTGACCAAAGGCAAGGTGTAGAAGGGTTTAGCACTACCGATAACGCGTCATTGGCCGCCACCACGACAAACATAATAAAAGTAATCAGGTGAATTATTGCTTTACCAGACCCACAACGTGAGATGGCTAATCAACAACCCTAAGGTCCAGGCCATGGGAGCTTTACACGCTTACGGTAATGTTATTAGTGGCTGCAGAATGACAATCCAAATAAAGCTAATCGGGCCAATTTATTTAAGACGGGCTTAATCGTTTTATGACGCTATCAAAATCACTCGGAGCCAAGCGGAGCACGGGTTGGGAGTTGTTGATGTTGCTTCGCTTGGTGTTCATTCTGTCTTAAGCAGTCCAAAATTTAGCGGTCCACGGTTGCCACACTGAAACCCTGTTTTCGGTGGAAACCTGTTTGGAAACCTCACGTTTGGAAACCAAGTTTTCAGTGCGAACCATCATTGCGAACTTTAGTGCGAACCGCCAAAAGGTATGCTTTCCGTGCGTACCGGTCTGCGTACCTTAGTGCAAACGTAGTATGGCCTTAGGGTAGTTTTGTTGCGTCCAGTCAGATGAGGCGTGAGTTTTGTCAGTCCATAAAAAAGGCGAGTTACCCCGCCGCCCTCCTCATCTTGGATCGCGAACGACTTAAGTGAAAAGTCAGGTTTTGTGAGGTTCTTACCCAAGTTTTATGCGCTACCTGAATTGCTTTTTTATGGACTCGCAAAACTCTTTGATAACCCACCAGCGCGACAACACGTAAGGACTCGTCCCTTTTTTATGGCCTCCGAAAACTCGCCTTAACGTCGCCCTTAAGTTGCCACCATGAAGTACCAACAACACAACGTATAACATCGTTATACACTGCTATACTATACAGATTCTGCAAATAACATTGGTAATGATATGAGCAAATCGAATCTAGTCGCGTTCCGAGTCCCTACAGAGTTGAAAGAGGAGTTTAACGAAGCCGTAACGGCCTCTGGCGGTGATAAGTCCGCTTGGCTGGTCGATGCCATACGCGGTAAATTAAATCGCCCTGTAAGCGATCCTGGAGCCCGTATGCTGGAGTTAGTGGAAAGGATGGAAACGGCGGCGGCAGCGCTGATTGTCGGGAAGTCTGGCATACCTCCACACCCGTACAATGAAAAGGCCGTGATTGCCATTGTGGCGCAGACTATCGGGGAAGGTTTGGACAATGGCCGGATCATCGCTGAACGGCTCAATGAGGCGGGCTATCAGACCAAAGGTGGTAAGGCGTGGGATAAGGACATTTACAGCGCCTGGAAGCGCCAGGGGAACAATAAGGAAAGAATTGAGCTAAAAGTTAAGCTACCGAGAAAGTTTAGCAGTCTAGATAGCTTAAAAAATTAGTCGATTCAGAGCCTTTCTCTCAAGTCAGAAGGTGCTATATAATGCGTAGCTCTGCCAAGTTTTATTGGAAGAAATATACCCATTTTCTCCAACTCCCTTAACAAACGCCTTGCGGTATTTTCACTTACCCCGTACACATTTTGCACTGATTTAACCTTAAAGAGCCTCCCTGGTTCCTTAACTCCTTTCTTTATGAGATCCTTTTGAATGAAAGTTAGCCTATCTTTATATTTTGAGTTTTCCAGTATCTTAACTAATTCGTGGAATTCTTCAGTTTTCTCCCTAAGATATTCCTGCAACTCTTCAAATGCCGTAAGAATTATATTCAAATGAAAATCAATGAAGTATGTTAAATCACCATAATCTTTTTGCACATATAAGTATGAAAGTCCGTAGTCTCTTGCCTGCTCTTTTATAACCTTACTGATTGATATGAACTCAAAAATGTCGTAACCATTTTTAAGCATAAACCAGTAAAAAATCGCTCTAGCAGTCCTGCCATTACCATCACGAAAAGCATGTTCATAGCCCATTAAAAAATGCAATGTTATCGCTTTAATAACAGGAGGTATGAATCTTGAACCATCCTCACCATCATGCTTATCATTAGCAAACTCGCAAATTCTTTCTAGTCTGTCTTCTAGTTTTTCATGATCTGGGGGGTAGTATAAAGGATCGTCATCATTACCTATATAAATGTCATTGCTAACCCTGAACTCACCCGGAATATTATCATTTTCAGATACTCCGATAGTGGCTACTCGGTGAAACTCCAACATCAAATCGCGCGTAAGTGGCTCATTTTTTCTTCTATCTGCCAACCTTAGAAGCATGTAATTATTTAGTATCATCCTCTCATCAGATGTATTAGGCACTAATTCCTCTTCAAGCATCTTTTTAGCGTCAGCTCTAGTAGTAGCGGCCCCTTCTAATTGGGCGCTAGTAATGGCTTCTTCCATTAGAAGGGAGGACACTAAATAATTTTCCTGAATACCATCAGACGCTTGAGTACCAGCAATTGCCGCAACTTTTCCCGCCCCGAGTTGAACAATCTTATGCAGTTTTGGCTCGAGTGAATCATGAATACAATAGTGAAATTCATCCCCATTTTTATCAGTTAAGCCAATTCCTTTTTTTGCGTTATACCTTTGAAACTTCACAGCAAGCCAGATCAGATGAGCATTTTTACTAGGCACCCTCCACTTAAGCTGGCTCCAATGCAAATAGCGCCCCTGAGCATCTGCAATACCATAGTCGTTGAGGTAATCGAACATGTCATGGAAGTTTTCAGCGGTAAAATCCAGCTTAGGTGCCTGTTCTACAGGATGTTTTGCCATGTTACCTCAGTTTTATAAAATTGATGTTAAAGACTAATGGTACATTAACTTCTGATGGCGTCAACCACGAACATATTGTTTGAAGTGTTATCTCGGTGGGATCAGCCTCTTCCAATGGTAGGCCGGTGCGCTCATCCTCTGCCGATGCCGCTCCTTCGCTGCCAATGTCATAGCAACCCTTGTGCGTAGCTCCAGCATATCCTTCCTATCCAGGTTGACGCCGTTCTCTTTGGCCAGATGGACAATGGTCTGTTCTATAGTTTTATGGTCTAGCATGGTGTACCACCTTTTACTTTCTTAGCTTCCAACCAGCGATAGAAGCCCTCTAGCTGCCTTGCCTTACCCTCGGCAGTCTTTGCGCCAGTAGATAGGCCACCATGGAGTTTGCATCGTCCATTAGCGTATATAGAACGCATCTTGCAGGGTGTGCCTGCTCGCGTTTTTGCACCACACGTCTGCTCTGCCAGTTCTGCGGGAAATTGGCACGCTGGTGGCGGTGGATAGCGATAACCGCGATCTGCCCACGCCTGAAATTCTGCCTCTTTTAGCTCGAACCACGTATTCCGACGCTTTAGTCGCTCTGCTTTGTCACTCATGGAAACGCCCACCAACGTTAACTTTTATCAACATCTCATGGGGTAGGCTCCAGACAGAACCATTCCCCCTGCCAGCCTGCAGTTAGATCCCGGAGGTTTGTGCCTTGCTGATCATCCTCTGGTTGTAGTTATGGACGGTAATCAACTCCAGGAAATCCCACAGGTCCTCCGTACCATAGATAGTGTCGAGCTCGTACTTTGTGGCGAGCCTGAGTTTGTGCTCGAGGATGGCACTGATCGTCTTGGGAATGTTAACGCACTCAATCAAACCAGACGGACCATCACTCATCATTGGTGGAATGTCTAAGCGGCATCTGCGAAAAAAAAATCGACATGCAGCTTCAGCGTTTCAGCTTTGAGCTTCAGGCGTGTGGCCACTTCTTCGATATCCGACTCAATAAGCGGACGTGTCACCTTCCTGTTACTCGGGTCTGGTACATACTGAATACAGGACATCAATTCTTCCATCAACGGCTTGGCGTCCTCCGGGTTCATTTTGGAAAGCAGAGAGAAACCAAATGTGGCTAACCCCACCAGCCCCATATCCTTCAAGTTATCAGGCACCTCAAAACCACTTTTTGACATACCCATAAACGCCCGGACAGCCCACCACTCGCCCTGAGAGGATGTCATCTCCTGGATATAAAACACCTTGCCCTCATCACGCCCCTTCGTACCACTAACTGTGTAGAACAATTCTTTGCGTGCCATGTGGTCGTTTCTCCGTAATCGGCTTTATTGTTGTCTATTTGACGCTGCTGTAATCGCTCAGGTAGTTCTCTGGCTCTTCCAGGCAATTCCTGTAGTAAGGCATGATGAAATCAACGTCGCCTGTATCTCTGAAAAGGCGGCGGAAATTCTTATCCTTGTAGACTCGGTCAATAACGCTTTGAGCAAAGTGTTTACCCGCTTCAGGTGGGTTGGTTTCTGGCGCATAGGGCAGCAATTGCTGCTCTGACATTTCCTTATTGGGGTAAAAACCTGCCGCAGTGTTAGCAATGATGTGGAATGCCCGCGCATGCGACATGCAATCCTGCTGAATTTCAACCTGCCCGGCATGAGCCAAGGCAGGGAGAGTTAACATGAATACGCAAAGTAGCTTTTTCATTGTAATAACCCCACCAACTCCTTCACCGCAGCATCTAACTGAGCTTTACCGCCCTGCCCCAATACAGCTTTCTCGACAGTTGTCGCAACCTTGGTGGCCGCTGCCGGGATTTGCTTCTTAATAGAGGCAATTGCCGCGTTCACTTCATCGAGAGTGGCATCTGGCGTCCCTGCGCGACCGCCATCCTGCGTAATGAGATTCGGGGATTTGGAGTCCTGACTCGGATCAACCTTATTTGACTTGGCAGTGACCTGGACAGCCTGAAAAACCAAGTTCACCGTCAATAGCGTAATGCCATCTTGAGAGTTGACCTTGTAGTCGTATCGCGACAAGTCGTAGCTCTCGTAAGTGGTATCCGGAGTCTCTATGTCATAGATTTCAGTGCTGGATATCATCTTATCCAGAGTCGCTAAAAACTCAGTCCGGCTGCCGGTAGTGAAATTGGTGAGATTGGGGACTGAACCACTGAATCCCGTCCAACCTTCAAACACGACAATGGCGTTAATCTCAGCAGGCCGCTGGACCTTGTTGTAGCTCTCATAATCCCCCTTCTCAAGCGGAGCCGTCGTTATGGACGCTTCTTTCACGCGTGAGACGTCGATAAAACTGGTTGGCTCCAGAGCATAAGAACTTGCCTTACCTTTAGTCTTCGTCAACGGGCTGTAGTAGATGCCATAACTCGGGGATATGGAGCTGTTAATAACGGATAGAAGCCCGCCACCATTGATAGCGTTGAGCAATGTTGTTTCGTTTAACGATATGGCCATAAGGTTCTTAGCTCCTCTGCTCGCCGACAGGGAAGACGAGCATGGAAGTTAACCATGCGCCCCCAGGCGTTTTAGTTGAAATGTTATGTTCCATCGTTATGATGGAGAAAAGACCGTTGGCAGCCTTGTTGCCGCTCTTAATATTGACGCGATTCAATCGACGCAATTTGGGGCTGAACACCATGTTCACCAACACTCCCGAATTAGTTACCGTGGGGTATCCAATGAGACCTGTCTCTGGGGAGATTTCGGTTACGACATCACTGAGGAAATCCCCCTTCCAGGATATTTCTACCACCCCGTTATGGATGGTACAGCCAATGTCAGCCGCATCGACGCAATCCATAATCTGTTCAACGGCGCTACCACACAGGTACATATCTTTCAAAATCACACTTACACCGTGATTTACGAATGTGTAGTTACATGCCTTGGCCAACACCTTGATCACCTCAGCAACGTCAACACCGTTGATATAGCTATTGGGAGCCGCAGGCTTGACCCGGTAAAAATAAGTGCTGGTGGATTTGATGCGTAAAGGCACGTCCGGCATCTGGTTGTAATCGACAAAGGCATCGTAAATTGTCCCTTGGTAAATCTGAGTTTGCTCGTTCTCCGCCCCCGCAAGTACAGAAACAACAGCATTGGTAATTCTTGGCGTACTGAATCCCTGGCCGACTATCATCTGAGTCAGGTCCTGGTTAACGTTGAAAATCGAAAGATCGATTTGGCTTTGGCTCCTGCCGCCAGCATTACTCATTGACAGGGCGCAACGATAATCAGCCAGGCGAACCGGCTCCTTCTGGTTATAGAGTTTAAACTCGACGGTGATCAGCTTTTCAGAGTATGTGTTCATTACAATTCCTCTTAAGCCACCGGCTTCCCAGTATTAGAACCACCAGACTCCACACCACCATGTTCATGAGCAGACAGTGGGATCCCCTTACCCGTCACTTCGCCAATAGCGGTAACATCACCACTCACACTTAAATTGCCCACCAGCTCGACCTCAGGAGCCTCAATGGTGACTTTTGATGGAGAGTGAATGACGATCCCTCCATTTTTGAACCATAGGTATTGAGACGGCGTACCATTGAGAAAGCCGCCAACATACAGCCCATCAGAGAAGTGATTACGGCGCTTTGAACCAGGCGCACCAGCTTGACGGGTTTCTTTCACAACCGAGATATCCCGATCGGCGAATATCGCCATACCGATATCACCGACAACTGGATCAATCACCACAGCATTAACTCCACCCTGCAGGCGAAAATATGGAAGGTTGTAGATTTTGTTATGAGGCATCACTGCCCCATCCGCCTGGACCTGATGAACCATCGGTTTAACTGTCACCATACCGACTGGCGACAGGGCGTCTGGCACGGTAATGGACTCCACAACTACCAGCCCAGAGAAGCACTTCTGGCCGATGAAACGCCGCATCATGGCAAAGAGCACGTTCTCTTCAGTAGCCATATCTTCGACACTCAACTCCCCCTGAAAGCTTTCCTGATCACTCATGATTGCCCCCCGTTCATCGCGCCAATTAGCGGATTCTTACCCAGTTCCCGACGAGCATCGTGAACAATGCCTTGGGCGTCTGTAGCCTGGGTGTAGATATTCAGATTGCCGATATTGGTTTCGGTTTGAACATTGCCCAAACCTCGCGTATTCGTACCGCCCCAGGCTGCGCCTGCGCCTAACTGAATACCGCCTGCGATATCGTTGTCACTGACATATCCCTTCCCATTCTCATGGTTGATGATGCCCTTCATGAGGCTAAAAATTGTGGTCATGTCATCTGAGCTCAGTAACTCGTTAGCTCCCTTGCCGGTGGCTTTAACAAGTGACTGGATATAGGCAGCAACGTTATTGTTGTCACCCTCCGGCGCATACTTTCTGACGATCTCGTCAATGGTGTCCGTGCCACGCTGGAAATACATCATGAGTTGGCGATAGAGCGCGGCAACCCCTTCCGTCATCGACTGGAATACAGCAAAGCGACCATTCGGGCCTTCTTCTTTCGTAGCTCCACGCTGCTTTGCATAATTGAGATTACCCGGGTTGTTATTACGCACACCGCGCGGCAATGCTTTGTCTGGAAGACGCTGCCAGTTACCTTGGGCATCTTTAGAAAGATGATTTTCACCGTTGAGAGAATCCCAGAACTCCCCCCAGTCTTTTGCCGTACGGACGTTCTGGAACCACTGATTCTTACCAAAGGCCGCATTCATGGCTTTATCAATGTAAGGTTCGCTTAGGTAAGCCGCCGCGCCAGCAACCCCAGCTTTACCGATAATCCCGCCACCAGCTCTGAGGGCAATATTGTTCACCATCCCCGTCAGCGCCACACCAACACCCACGATGCTAGAGATGAGCCCTGATGCCCAACTGGCCAGAGAGAAGCCAATCAGGATTTTTATCGCGTTGCCCCATCCGCCCACAGCCTCGACGGCTTTCTCGATATCTTTTTCAAGCTCATTAAAGAACGTGGTGATCTCCGCCTGGTGTGCGCTAACCCAGTCGCTGAATTTCCCCAAAAGCTTGTTCAGAGATTCCAGCACCGGCATTAAACCAATGAGGATTTTCTGCTTAGTCGCATCAAAGCGCGCAGCCAAGTCAGCAAGCTGCTGCTCGTACTTTTGCGCTTTCTTCGTCGACTCTTCAGTGGCGTTGGAAAGGTTGGTGTAATGCTTCACCTGCTGAGAAACAGACTGACCGCCTTGCGACAGCATATTCACCATTTCTGGGGATAAGCCGATATCACGTCCATACATGGTGCGTGTTGCCGCATCCATGTTTTTAAAACGCTCTGCCAGCTCCAGATAGATGTCCTGGACGTTTTTGAATTCACCCTTGGCATTCTGCAGGTTGATACCAAGACGCCCTGTCAGACTGACCAGCCCTTCGCTCAGTTGACCTTTGTTGCGGAACAATGCCAAATCGTTCTGCAGGCTCAGCATTGAGCCACGAACCTGTTCTGCCGAAGCACCAAAACGGGAAAACGATTTCTGCCAGCCATCCAGTTCTTTCGAACTCATCCCTAAGGTCTGGGATGCATAACCGAGCTTGCTGAGTGAATCCGCTGTGCCGGTAATGAAGTTTTTCACTCCCTGGGCAGTTAACGCAACGCCTGCAAGAGCCAAGATTTCATTACGGATAGAACCAAAAAAGTTGGCAGCGCGTTTACCAGCAATCTCCATCTCCTTGCCGGTTTTGTCTGCGTCCTTTTTGGTCTTATCAAGACTTTCCCGAGCCTGCTCTTGCCCCTTTTTAAACTCAGAAGCATCAAGCCCAAGCGTGACAACTAAAGCGTCGATAATGGTCGCCATTACCTAGCCTCCAGAACCAGCGCCTTGTTCATCAGCTCACGGGCTATGGCGTGGATACTTGGAGCCAACCCAAGTGGCGAACTCCTCCGTTCCCGCTCTTGGATTTCACGCAGAATCGCTATCTGCTCGGTACTGAGTAGTACTGGCTTCATATTATTTTTAGTTGTCATAGCCACCACCTTACTGATTATTTATACAGCAATCATTATTTCACATACAGGGATGATTACAATTTATATTGCATTTTTTGAAATGATATTTTTCGATCGTTACGATCGAGATTGCTGGTGGTTTTTTTTGGAATTGGCCCGGCAGAAGAAAAGAAAAATACACTACTTAAGTGCAAGCCAAACCTTGGTGGTAAAGACTTTATAGACGAGCGGAGATAGCGTTTCTAAGGCCGTCATGGCAAAGCGAAAAGCTCTGGAGCGACTTTTTTTACTTGAACCTGGTAAAGGTCGGGTAGAAGCAAACTAAATATAGGGGGAGCAGGCCAGCCCGGACATCATAGAAATTACCGGGCCTTTTTCAAAACGAGTTACTTGTTAAAATTACTGAGTACCTTGTACCGAATCGACTGATTGGTAGCCTCTAATACTTCTAGCCTCGCCCCTTTATAACCAATGACGTTTGACTCAGAGAGATCATACTCGACATCATTGTTGAAGGCTGGCCTCGCCATGCTGCTACTAGACTCGCGGTAACCAATATTGATTTTTTTACCAACCCTACCGTTATAAAGCAATGTTTGCTGGAAATCGCTTTCGGCACTCATGTTCAACTTTATACGTTGGAACGGCATGCCATTTTCGCATGTTGAAACGGAGAAAACCGTTATAACACACAGCGTTTGAGAGCCTTTCTTGGCCATAACAGCTTGCCACATATCAGCCAGCACTGCCTTATCCACTCCCCCCGAAGAGGCCCCAGGAGTCGGCATATAAAACTCATTCTGCCCATCCTCTCCAATTTTCTTGAACTCGCCAGGAGTTACTGTATACCCCCAAGAAACTCGGGCAGGAGCAGTGACCTTAATACCATCCAATTGCGCAGAAATCCCCTGTCTTAACAAAGAATCCCCCACATAGGCTGTATTGGTACTACCGATAGGTGGCTCGCTAATTTGCTGTGTAGCTGGTGTGTAGTTGTATTTTGGTGATGTGCATCCTGCAAGCACGAGAGCTGCGGCACATACAATAGTCATTTTTTTCATTTTAAGGTTATCCCCAAAGACCAGTAACAAGCCGTCCCATCGAAAAGTACACGCTGGACAAGGCAATGAAAAAACCGCCCAACGAGCAAGCGGAAAAGTGATGATAAGACGATTTGCAAGCGTTACTAAGGTAGCCACTAGGGAGCTATCGGCCTATATGTGACAAAGTCAGGTTATCTCCAGCATGAAACGCAAACAAGGGTTACGGACAGTTACATACTGAAATGAGATTTTCCTCAGACAAATAGAGTTCCAAAGCGAGGTAAGATATCAAGAAAGGTTGGCTTTGAAACTGGACGGTGGGTATGTATTCGAGGATTGTTGATCTTGATGATGATATTTATCTAGCCATTGGGCGTGCTGTTTTTGAAGTGATTAAAGTCGGTAACGAAATCAATACTGCTTCAGTAATGGATGCGATAGAAGGTTTCATCGAGCACCAAATGGGTAGCGGGTATGAAGTGTCTATGGCTGACGACGCACTTGATTTAATAGCTTACTTATCAACCTAAGAATAAAGCACTTCTCGAGATTTTTTGGATATAAAAAATCCAGCCCGGTGGCTAGGTTGACAATCACTGTGTATGCGATCAGTATTAACGCATTGGTAGGAGCTTAAGAAGGTCAGTAGCAGCGGCTAGCGCCGGAGCAGTCTCACCAATGGTGATAAGTCCATACTCACCTACTTTTGATTTTAGACCTTCATATGAAGTTGCGTAATAGTATGTTTTATAAGAGTCAATAAGCCTCATAGATTTGGTTTTCCCTAACAGGTCCGAAATCATTAATATTTGATCTTTGTTAAATTTAGTAGTGTAGAAATCATCAGCCTTAATTGAGTCTATTTGCTTCATTATCTCAATTCTGACAGGTGAGACTAGGGCGTTATATTCTTTCCTTTTGTCTCGATTTATTGCCGCCCGATGACCAATGAAATGCCCAAGAGCAAACGTAACAACCGTCCACCCAAGAGCTATAAGAGGTAAAAATGTTAGATATTCTGCTGGCATTTAATGAATTCCTTCGCCATTACTCATGGACGCTATTCCCTCTTTTCGGATTAGTGATTGGTTACCTAAGCGCCAAATAAGCCACATCCAACTCATCACCAACACAGCAAAGGTAAACCCTATGGCATGACGTCCTGCATGACGAATGGCTCACACCCAGAGTTCATGACCATCATAAAAGCAAAGGTAATAAACAAGGTTAGCTGTAGGGAATACTTATCCATTACAGGCTCCCCTTAAGTTGCCAGTACACCCAGCCGCAATCAACGACAAATCTTTTTCGACTTGCTGATAGAACCATCTTTGCATACAAACTTCTCTCCAGAGCAGTGAGATATACCGCCCTTCTTACCCGAGCAGGGTTTGTTTGCTGCGGTTGCTGTGAATGCAAAAAGTGACAAGCATGCCACCAAAATAACTTTCTTCATGATTTGCCCTCAATGGGTCCATAGATTTGTTTTATGCCTACTATGCTCAGCAGGCGTTCACATAGCTATACCAAAGTGATCATCATTTGATCAATGCCATATAAACAAAAAGCCTGCTAAAAAACAGGCCCAGTCATATAGTTAGCTAATATTTGTTAAGTCATATGATTCAATATTCATCTATTATTCCTACCCGTTTAAAGAACTCCATGACTTCGTTGTAGCGGTACTGCTCTCCCCCTTTAATAGGGTTAGTGCCTGGAACTGGTGATGGGAATGGAGTTCCCTGAGCCTCCCATTTCTGCCTGCGACGCCAGAAAGTAGTTTTCGAAATCCCACCAAGAAGAAACTGCACAGTTTCGCGAGTAATCAGCAACGGCTTAAGACTGGTGTGGTTCATAGTTCTTTTTCCTGTTCTGTATTAAACCCATACCTCATGTAGGCAATGAACATGTCAACAATGGTATTTCACAAATAGTGAGTCTTAAACCTTGCGGAGATTTCTGGGCGAGGGCGAACAATGCAAGTGTACGGCGGGTTTAACCTTGTCACGTTGACTCTCTGCCAACTGCCATTCTGCGACTTTCGATGTAAACCACTTATTCGCTTCGCCGACTCCATAAAAGTCAGGCTCCGGGAACGGGTTTACATCCCGATGGCGCAATCGATGCATGGATGAATTTGATATTTTCAGCAGCGAACGCACATCTTTACTCGTTAACATTTCTTCGGCTTTCATATCCACCTCTCAACAGTGATTAGTTGTCAAATCAGGTGGAATCTCACCAGAAAAAAACGATAGAAACAGAGGTCAAAATCATAATCTGAGGGAGGGAATCATGAAAGCGTTGGTTCAAAATAGGCATTTGTTGGTTCAGCGTTGGTTCAATACGGAAAATAAATCTCTTATAAAACAATAGAGTTTATATATTGAACCAACTGAACTGACTGAACCAACACACTTACTACGTACGTGAGATATTACTCTTCTGCTTGTTTCTCTTCGGGCATGTAGTGCAGGACATAGACGTTAACCTGTTGGCCATTCACTCTTGGAGACTTCCTCTGGTAACCACGTCCACTGCTTGGCGGTGTGAGCATGCCAGACTCCAGCAAAACCTTGGCAAAGTGTTTGGCATTGAAACCAGCAGCAATCTCCTTCTCAAACGCAGATTTGAAGGTATGGAACACCATCTTATCTGTGTCGTGTTTACCCCGCTCCCTGTAGCCAGCCATATCGCGAATCACCAGACTCTGCGGGTCATAAGGTAATGGAGCGAACCGGCTCATACCAAAGGCGCTTAAGAAGGCTTCAGCTTGGTCAACAATTTGCTGGTGCTCTTTGTTGCCCGTGCCGAACTCCTTCACCCACGCGTTAAAGCTGTACTGGATAGCATCCTGGCAAGTCTTGTCATCCCATCCAGTAATAACGCGCCCAAAGATTAAAGCTGCCTCAAGTACGGCGAACCTCGCGGCTACACGATGAACTTGCTCACCATAATCACTAGGGACTAATGACCGCCAGCGCTCCTCAGCAGCCCTTACAGCTTCGATAGCTTCTTGCTGATGGTTGGCCAGATATTTAATCCATTCGCGCCCTGCCGCTCCGTAGTGGTTCTGATAGGCATCTTTGAGCGCATCGGCATGTTGTTTGCCAGTATGGTATCCATTGAAGCGTAGAGCCTTGCTTAATGGAATATTCAGCAAGCGTACCAACTGGCCAGCTTTGATTCGCCGCCCTGCAGACGCAATGAAAGTCTCCATATCCATTTCACCGGTACTGATCGCCACCGTGCGCCAGCGTTTCAAGTCACGGTTTCCCCCTTCCTTGGCCCCCTGGAGCTTCCCTACACCGTTAAACAGGGCATAGGCTGACTGAGCTACTCCTGCTGGGTCTGCGCCTTGTCCGACCTCATCCAGTGGCATCAGAGCATCGTTGTGAGCTGCGGCCTCATTAGCTAAACCAAGAGCAGTTCCGTACCAGGTCAGGCGTAGTAAGTCAGGATTACCGTAAAGGCTACTAGCTACATTGGCAGTAGTGGTTTTCCCCGCACTAGACTGCTCGTAGAAATGAATGCCAAACCCATCGGTACCAGACAAACCAATAAGCGGAGCGGCTAGTGAGGCTGCGATACCTGTCATCATAGAGTAATTGCCAAAAGCCAGGCGAGCCACGTTATCACGCCAGCTATCTGCTGAACCTTTGATGGTATAACCTGCAGCGGCTGAACTTCGGCCATTGAATAACACTGGCATTACCGGTGTGCCGATGATTTCGCCATCCGGCATGATGTATGCCCCGCACTGCCAACCAGTCGCATGCGCTACACGCCAAACCTCTCGAGAGCCACTACGCTGTAGCCAGTCAGCCAGGATGGCGCGTAGTGAACCCGTAGTAACGACGTTCACGCCACCAGCCTTGAGAGCTCTCCAGCCCTCACGCTCACCAATATCAGCCAGGGGGATAGCTTGTGTCGTTTCAGTTTCAGAACCCTGAGCCAGCCAGCGGAGGATCATGTATTGGTCTTTATCATCACGCCCAATGCCAACCACATCCAATGGCGAGCATAACCAACGTTCGTTACTGGTGATTTTGCCGCTGTCGTTGTCTACCTTCGAGGTGACGTAGAACACGCCATCCTCTCGGCTGATTACACGTGGTTTTAACGGGTCCTCATCCGGTTGAGCATCGTTACCTCCGTGAATCACTTTTAGCTGTACAGCGATCCCTTCTCCACGCTCAGCCTCCGCTTTAAGTCGAGGAAGCTGATTCGTCCAATCCTCCAGTAATTCGTAGCTTTCGGAGTAGAGATACGCCTGAGTCACACCGGCTAATGCCAAACGTGTCGCAATGGCCGTAACCTGCAACTCACTTAGCCTCCCTGCACGATAGACACGCACAAAGCGACGCCCCTCATCAACGATACGGATAGAGCCGAGGGAAGACAGCTCCTTATCAGACAGAACAACAGGAGGAGTCGTATCACGAGCTGGATTCCCCGCCTGCCAATGCTTCGCATGGATCCACGCATCAGAGCCTGCAAAGATGACCGCCTCAGTGAAGGTATCCACTGGAATATGCTTAACATTCGGAGCGTTTCTCATGAACGCCCCTCCAGTTTACCGTGAGCCCCTTGCGCATTTAGATCGTCATTAACAACCTTTTCTAAAGCCCTAATAGCATCGTGAACAATGCTATGGGCTGTCGATATCGCCCATCCGTAATCCTCATTCGCGGCATCATTAGGGAGAGCATCGACGACCAGACTGAGCACTGCACGTGCCTTTTTAAGCTGGCATGCCTGTGAATCGATATCAGTGAAAGAAATAGTCATTATTTGTCCCCCTTCAATGACAATTCTTCCACCATCCAAGCTGCCACATTGCCGGTCAGCTTACCTAGCAGTGAAGCAATCAATTCAACTTCATAAGCATCCATCTTGTTCGGATAGTGTTCCAAGATCCGGCATACAACTTCAGCCTGACACGCGCTCTCCATTGCCTGTTTTAAGGTGATATCAGCCATGGTTCACCGCCTGCGCCGCAATGCGGCTAGCCAGTACAAGGATGAAATCACGTACAAGAATTTTGCGGGCCTCACGCTCAGTACAAGCGGTGACACGACGTTGTTCGTGCTTCAGTTGTGGGGAGGTGCGGCGAATGGCCACGAAAACATAGGTAAATGCTGGCTGCGTTTGGGTGTGCGTATTCCGCCCTTGCGGGTGTGTGGTATGATTTAACATAGCTGCCTCGATAATCAGACTATCGTTGGTGGTAAGAGGCCCGTTGGTGTTGGTAGCACCTGCGGGCTTCGTTATTTTGTGTGCTTCCTGTGCCTTACTTGTGGATAAGGTGTTCAACACCAGTGTGGTGCAAGGTGTTGAACACGTCAAGCATTTACATCCACTTTCTTTCTGCCATACTGTTGAACACCTAACACGGAGTAAATCAGATATGGCAACGAAATCTGTTAATGCGAAATCGCAAACTATAGCCGCACGGGTGCCGCATGAGGTGGCTAATGCGATGGACGAATTAAAAGAAGATGGTGAAACCACAGGGCAATTTGTTGTCACTGCCTTGCAGGGCGAAATTAAGCGCCGGCAACGCAAGAAGGCCAAGGAAACTCCAGGGGACTGAACAGAGTAAATGATATATATGCTGTTACTATTCGGCACTACAAGCTGCTGACTCTGCTCCAAAGCACTATTTGATTCCTTATAAAAATCCCGATCAGGCTGTACACCTCCCCAGGGGGTCGGATTTGAAATCCGTCCCTTTTTTATGGACTCCAGAAACTCCCTGCTCGTATTGGGCATGAAACTCGACAAACAGACATTTGCCGCTTCACCTTTTTTTATGGCCTCCGAAAACTCAATGCATGGCGCACGATATTTTTCCGTCCCCCACCCTCGCGTAGTGACAGCAATAAAATCTTCGTCACACTCAACAACTGTGATGTAAACCAACTTTATCAACGGACTAAAAAACTTAGGAATTCTTAAGATCACGCCCCCAGAAAACCAGCTGCTGATGTCATCAATTGTCATCATTCTCGCTCTCCAGGCGCTTGGTTAACCAACGTTGAGATAGACGCATTAACTCAGCTTTACGGAGCTCGTAGTCCATACCCATATCAATCAGAGTGATGTTGGTGCTTTCCAGGTAGGAGAAGTGTTCTAGCTGTTCGGCGCTCATTTTGTCCCGAGGGGCACCATCTAATCCGTTAGCCAACGCCCACTGCTTGGCGGTTATACCTCCCAGGACGATACGAGCAATCATGTTGCTTTCGTTAGTGTAGTGATTCTGAGAGGTTTGCTTGCCCTGTTCGGCACGAGCAGCCTCTAAGGCTGTACACATCGCTTTAAACATATTGGCTGCCCCAATGCGCGTCTTAAGCTGGTGGCGTAAACGTGCGGCTACCTCTGGAACGCTGCGGTATAACTCTTCCTCACACTGGATGAAGTAACGGCGAATGGCTCGGCCCTGGTCGTTGCGCTCAACCATAGCCAGCTCTTTAGCCATGTTCAAAGTGATAGCGTAATCTTTGCTACGTCTGTCGCCACCCCGAGATGTTTGCACTCGTGCCGACATTACTTGATCGATATTTGAACTTTGAAACACCGAAATGGGTGTATCAGACTCAACGTAATCAACCGCGCTTTTGAAATCGTATTCTTCCACTCGCGCATTAAACCAGCTGGAAAAGACGCGCCCCACTCCCAGCGATTTATGCAATGCCTTGGCGCTCACGATATTACTTTCACGCCCACCTATCTGACCGGAAATAACCGGCACCAGAGATGCAAAGTCATTGCTGTTAATAATGCCGAGGCTTTCTTTGGGGTGAGTTTGGCCCCGGCCAGTATTGGCCGTATTTTTCATAGTCATATTGTCAGGCTCCGTTAGGCGGCGGTGAAAGCGTCTGGGTACAAGGTCAGGATGTTGGCTATGTCGCTTTGAGAAAGGCCGTGATAGCCACCAGCAGCGGCGTTATGGTTAACCAACTGGATCACGCGCAGAACATCGGCACGGCTCACAAAGCGATAGCGGAAATGGCTACCGATGCCGTCCGGGTTCTTCTCGTCGATACGCTCCAGTTGAATATCCAGGCGGCGTTCCAGCTCGCTGGCGTAGTTGCGGCCAGATGAGAGGCGGCAATACTTGAGAATGTCATTCTCAGTCCAGCCATTGACGCCAGTTTTCAGCATGTACACACGAGCGCGGTGCTTCTTTGGCGCTGGCTTGATGGTGGGGGTGGCGCTATTATCAGAGGCGCCAACCTTCTGACTAGCCGCCTGCTGTACGGGGCGGTTTTTCATTTCCATTACGCCACCTCCCCACGAGATTCAGCAATGCGTTGATTGATCCACTCATTTACCTCGCTCTCAACGAAAGCAATTGAACGAGTGCCAACCTTCACGGCTGATGGGAAACGCTTCTGGCTGATAAGGCGATAAATCCATGCCTTGCTGTAGCCAGTACGGCGCTGGACTTCGGTAAAGCGGATAAGTGTATTTGTCATGTTTACCTCGTAACGTCTATTGCGGTTTACGGGTATATTTCAGCAGAATATAAAAGGCATGTGTGGAAGAGGCAGCTAGAAAGATAGAAGTAGGAGATATGCTTTTTTGGAAGTGCTTGTGCGTGTTTTTATGCCTGTAGTAAGAGATTTGGAAGTCATCCACTACAGGCAATACCATTTTGGAAGTGGCTTAGGGTTCAAGCTTGGTAATGTTTTGTTCAATAGCTGACTTCAAGAGATCAGTTAGAGCTTTGCTGGTTATTTCAGTTCCCTTACCATAATCATTTATAGCCTTTCTTGCTGCTTCAGCCACGGCTGACTTGTTGATTTTACCCCCCCTCGCATACTTCCCACCAGATTGTTCCAAAGCAACAGCCATGCCTGAGATAAGCATGAGGGCGGTATCTTTTCCAGCAAAATCATTCCATTTTGTTGTTACTGGCTCACTAAGTTTGTTTTTTTCTTCAAATTCCTCTATCTCTGCCAGGAATTTATCAAGCTCTTTTTGAATAAGCTTTTTATACCAATCATATCGCTTTTGAGCTGCGGGGAGTGCATGTGCGAAATCGTCAGGTATTGGCAGGTTATTTTCAATGAGGAAGCATAACAACTCTGTTAGTTTGAAATAAAAAGCGCCATACCCACAAGAACTGATGCCTTCGTTTTCCAACCAATATTGACCGGCATTGTCTGGGTTCGGGTCTTCATAGTAATCGCGCCCTTTAGCAATATATCTAAGAAATGAAGTACTGACAGTCTGAAACCCAAGATCAAATTTAAACCCTAATGCTGGGTAGTAATCATAAATCTTGAACTCCAATCCATTACTAGGGTGTTCTCCTTTAAAAGACTCAAGGGCACGAACTAAAAGAATAGCAATTTCATCAAATTTACGATTATTTGCTTTAGCCAAAGCACTTATTGCCCTCTCGAAATGAATAGCTTCAGCTCTTTCTTTATCAAGCTCATCAAAATTAAATTTCCGCACTCGCCACCTCACGCCCTCTAAGTCTTGGCGGCTATGCCAGCCCGTAGAGGTGTACGGGGTTTCGGGGATCAGCCTAGACATAGCCTTATTCTTTTACTGTATACCAAAGTCTACTACCGTCCATAGGCACTGTCTATTTGTACAGTTACGCACTCTTACCGAATGCGCCGTGAACCACATTATCGCCACGTTCCAGGCTATCCATATAGTCGGCATACCACTGGAGCATGTCCCGGCGGCCATCCAAATACTGAGCATGGTTGTAGGTGCCGCGGATAGAGTTTTTATCAACGTGCGCCAGCTGAGTTTCAATCCAAGCGGTGTTATAACCCTGCTCATGCAAAATGGTGCTCATCGTGTGGCGGAAGCCGTGACCGGTGGCACGTCCGTGGTAGCCAATACGTTTTATCACCTGGTTAATACTTGCTTCGCTCATTGGCTTGGTGCTGTCGTTCCTCCCTGGGAAGACTAATTTGAAGCGACCAGTTATTTCTTGAAGCTGGTGGAGAAGCGCCAGAACCTGCTCTGAAAGCGGCACCAAGTGCGGTCTACGCATTTTCATTCTGCTTTTAGGCACTTCCCAGAGCCCTTTATCCAAATCGAACTCAGCCCACTCAGCAGCACGGAGTTCAATCGTGCGTACGCCTGTTAGCAGAAGTAAGCGTGTCGCTATTTTGGTGACAGAACTACCGGTGTAATCATTGAGGCTCTGTAGAAACTCAGGGAACTCTGAGGCGACCAGGTGGGGATAGTGTTTATGCTTCTGGATAGCCAGCGCACCGGCTAATTCGCTGGCAGGGTTATTCTCCGCTCTTCCGGTAACGATGGCATAGCGGAAAGTCTGACTGCAGGCCTGCCGGATCTTGCGCATCTTATCGAGAACGCCGCGCTTTTCTAATTTGCGTAGCGCCTCCAGAACTTCGAGAGGTTTAATATCAGCGACTGGCCGTCTGCCGATGTAAGGGAAGATATCTTTCTCGAAAGACTCCATCAGGTCTTCGGCATAACCTTTGGACCAGTTAGACTCTTTATAGGCATGCCATTCTCTGGCCAGCGCTTCGAAGGTGTTTTCAACGCTAACCTTCTTTGCCTGTCTCTCGGTTTTCTTTTCTTCCCCCGGATCTCCACCAGCGGCCAGGAGACGTTTCGCTTCATCTCGTTTGGCCCTGGCATCAGCGAGAGATACGTCTGGGTATACCCCCACGGCTAAAAGCTTCTCTTTGCCAGCAACACGGTATTTCAAGCGCCAATAGCGGGCACCGGTAGGGTTAACCAGTAAATAAAGCCCACCGCCATCAGAGAGCTTGTAAGGCTTATCCTTCGGCTTGGCAGTATCAACTTGCCGGGCATTGAGCTTCATCTGGGGGTATCTCACTTTATTGAACCTGGGAATACCCCCAAATGTACCCCCACTTGAGTGTAGATTTCAATAGACGTTAGGAGACATTGGTAGACTGAGATTCTTTGGGAAGACTAGTATTTCTGGGGATGAGTGGACTTTAGTAGACGTTGGGAGAAGTGAAAATGGTACGCCCTACAGGGCTCGAACCTGTGACCTACGGCTTAGAAGTTCCTAGAACCACCTTTTAATACAGTCAGTTACCGCATCAGACCGCGCTCACACGTCCCAAGATGCAAAAAGTTAGAAAACCATATCAACAGATGTGAAAACATCCCTGTCCCAAGTTTGTCCCACCTCAGCGCCATTACTCCATTACCATCCCCGGAGTGAAAAAATGGCAGCATCCCAACACCTAAGTTAAATAGCCGGGGTCCATCCCGGCCACACGATTACCCCACCAACTCAGCTTTCAATGAATTTAAGCGATCGTAAATAGTGGCCTTGGCATCCACAGCCAAGGGGCCGGGAATGACCAACTGTGCCGCAATGTCCCCTTGGAACCCATGGTTCAGCGGATTACCGGCCCCACCGATGACCAGGCGTCGCGAGTCAGCGGTTGCGAACGCTTTCGCAGAAATGTCCTTCTGCTGCAGCAATACCCCATCTTTTTCCCAGCGGTGGTAGGTGCTTGTCGCCTCAATAGCGGCAATGTGCCAAAGGTTGTCTCTGAAGCCTGTGATCGTAGTGTTGATCGGGTAATTGCTCGGGTCACTGACCGCCGTTCCGCCGTGGTTAATCCATACTGCGTCTGTTTGGAATGAGTCGCTACCGAAGCGCACACGCAGCCAATCAGGTACCGCAGCATAGTTTCCGCACATGTTGCCGCCAGTACCTCCGTATCCCTCGCTGTTTGCCAAGGGGATGCGGTACAGAACGAACATCGAGTAAATCCCGTTGGCGGGGAACGTCTCGTAAGCGTCCTGAGCGATCAGCGCGCCCGAGTTCTGCGCAGCACGGCCAAAACGTAATGTTGCCCCGCCGCCGGCGGTGATAATACGCGGCGTTAATGTAGCGGCCGGCGTCCAGTTAGCACGACCTGTTTTGTCACGAACAAGAGACACGTTACCGCCGCTTGATACCACCCCGCTTTTCGCTTCTATCCATGCCGATGGGTTCATTTGCAGAATATCGATTTCCTGCTGAGTGATGGCCAGCTTCGGCAAATTCGGGTTATTTGATGGACGGCTAGCTTTAAACACAACCATTGCGTTTGCCATTAATTTATCTCCCTAAGAAATGCACCCAGCCACTGATATTCAATTTCGCCGGTGTAAAGGTTTGTGATGCCGCTTGTTGTACGAATTAATCCGCGTGCGCCGTCGATCGGGCCTGATTGGTTATCACTGCCAGTGCGGCGAAGCCCATAACCAATTTGAACGTTTCGGGTATTACTCGGGTTATTCACGGTTAGGCGCATTCCTGTTGTGCCCAAAATAGAAACATCGGTGATGCTGATAGCCGAGCCGTCACGTGCACGGATATTGAAACCAGCACCAACACCAAGCCCTGCCGGGTTAACAATGTCTCCTGATTCGTCCTTTATAATTGGCACAGAAGACGTGAAATATGCGTCGATGGTGTTCACACCAGACCAATACACGGCGCGATCTTTTAACGGGATAAATCCAGTCCCAAAGCATTCAAACGCAACAGCGCGGGCAAGGCTAACGCCGCGCATATTCTGGCCCTTAGAGTTGATGTGAATGATGTCACCGGGGTGCGGATATTGATAACCGGGGCCGGTAAACCGGATATTACCCAGGCCATCAGCATCTAACTGCCCTTGCCTTACGCGGCTATCCCATTCAGTGAAAGGTTGCCAACTGCATTGCTCGACAAAGATCGCCACATCCGGGTGGTCACCACCGAAAACTCGTTTTACCTCTGCATTATAATTTCGGTCTAAGTTCCTCAGGAATCGCGCATAGAGCTCAGGGAACATACCTGGCGTGCCGTCGGTGTCCGTTTCACCCGCTTTCATATCAAGGCCAAGCACAACAGGCTTGAAGCCCATTCGCTCACAAATTCGCTTGGCATCAATCAGGCCCTGAACCAGAGTAGACCAGGCTGGCGTCCCTCGCGTCAGGTTTCGGTATGCCTTCCCACCCTCTGCGGCAACGTAACGCAAAATGTGAATGCGCTTCCCTGTCAGCTTTTCTACTTCGCTGATGATGTGCGCTGCAGACGATGAGCACGCGGTTTCTTTCCAGCCTCCGCTTACCGTGTCTTTTAAAGGGACGATCTCATCTATCTGCGTAGCGTCACGATTGGGGTTCTCTTTCCCTGCCCCTCTGTTGGACTTGAACATCCAGGCATTATCTGGATAAAGCTGATTAACGGCGATCAATACATCATCTGCAAAAGTGCTCCAGCCCTGAGCCAGGGACTGGCCGAACGTCGGCAGGATATACATCACCGGCCGCAGATCATCGGAAACTGAAATACGTGTAGCGCCATAGTTCATAACCAGATCACTGGCTGCTGTGGCTTGAGCTATCTGCTGCGCGGGTGGAGAGAGGTTGCCAACTCGCTTTAGACCATCCGGGGTTTCGAAAAAGTAACCTCCGTCTTCAGTCCATGCTTCGGTGATATTGTTGTACGGATCGACAATGATTTTCGTGCAAACAGAGCCATCTGGTAACGTATAAGGCTGCGATTCAATATATGGGCGCACAACAACGTCAGAATCAGCGGCGACAACTCGCAGCATCCCGTTCTCGTCGATAAAAGCATGTCGCCCATCATCAAGCATTAACGGTGCAAAATGCCCGTCATCAAACTCAACGCCCGCTGCGATATTCTCATCTATTCCCGCCTGACTATTCGGCACCATGCTTACCCGAGTTTTCATTTCATTAAGCGCATCAGTGACAGCGCCGCCAGCCATTGACCAGCGGCCAGTCGGTACAATCCGGCTATCAGCCACGGTATATTCAAGCGCCAACTCACTGGTTGATTGAGAGCGAACCCAGAAAAATTCCCGCATCTCTTTACCGTCATCAACTGCTTTTTGGGCTGTGGGCTCATCGGGATAAGCGTCAGGGATAGATTTGGCAATTTCCGAATATTCTTTCGCTGCTTCTGCCGCATCTTTGGCTTCATCTACTGCTGTTTTAGCCTGTCGGCTGTATTTAAACGATGCATCAGCAGACTGTGCGGAGCTATCCGCCGATAGGCTGCTCTTTGCTTCGTCTGTTGCTTGTTGTGTGCTGCGGGTGTTCAGCACAATGTCTGTGCCGATGACGTTATCAACTGGTAGTCCTTCAGATGACATATATTTCTCCGATAAGGTGGAGTTTACTGTTGACGATTAGCCCTAAAGGGGCTATTATTTATTACATGAGGTAGCGGAAAGGCCGCAGCCCAACCCCGAAAGGAAGAACGAGATGACAAATGACATGACCACCGCAGAGCTTGAGAAGATTCACGCTGAAATCGCAAAGCTAATGGCCGAGACAGCGAAGATTAACCGGGAAACAATGTGGTATCCGGTCGCTGTCGCAACCGGTCTAATCGGTGCAGTGGCTACGGTAACAACCATCATCATCAAATTTATTTAAAAGAAGCCCCGCAAGGGGCTTTTTCACAGGTGCGCAATGAGACTGATAAACGAATACACCCCACCCTCCCCGGAAGACTTGGAGCGGCTGAAATCAGAGCTGGGTTACACCGGCAATCAAATGGCAGATATCGCAGGCGTTGCCAGTAACAGTCAGTGGAGAAAATACACTGGCGGGGCAGAACCGCGCGCAATGTCACCACATATTCTGTTCTTCATGGCAGCACAGCTCACTCTTAGCGATAGCGAGTTAGATAGAGTGCTTAAGAAGATGAAAGAGATCGGCGCAGAGATTAAATAATTATGGGGTATTTCAGATTCATACTCGCATTATTAGTGTGTGCTAACCACCTTTGGATTATAGGTGGCGTTGGGCGATATGCAGTATTTTCATTTTACATACTTAGCGGTTACCTAATGACTACAATTATCTGCGATCGCTATGGCACTACTTGGGATGGTGTAAAAAGATATGCTCTAAATCGGATTCTCAGGATATATCCAACTTATTTCATAGTTTTACTCCTCACGGTATTATCTATAATCTTGCTGGGACAGGATAATATAAGAGGTATTGACCCAAATCTTTCGATACCATCTACAATAAAAAGTTGGTTTATGAATGTAACGTTGCTCGGCCTTGACTTTAATATTCAAGAGCGAACAATCCCCCCTAGCTGGACTCTATTTGTAGAGTTATTCTTTTATGTGTTAATCCCTTTAGCTGTGCGCCTTGGCGCTAAATTAATCACATCATGGCTTTTATTATCAATAGCTTACCATGCTTATTTTTTATTTACCTCCACTGACGCAGGGCTTGACTGGAACTCACGATATGGGGACATAATTGCTGGGTCCCTAGGGTTCGCCCTCGGTTGCGCTGCCAGATACTTCCCAATTAATATATTTAAGTTTAATGGCGCGTTCCTTGCTTCCATTTTTGGATTGATCGTTTGCTATTCAATCCCTTCATATTTCATGCTTACTGGATATAACCCTGCAGAATGGCGTTATATTTCGACATTTGGTTTCTATTTAACCATGATTTTTTCCGTTATTTTCATAATAAACTCAATGAATAACAAAAAATCCAAAGCGGACAAATTCCTTGGTGAGCTTTCATATCCTTTATATTTAGTTCATATACCTGTTGGCTTTGTCATTATCAAAGCATTAGACCTGCATCCGAAAACCTTTACAACCTTTATTATAAGCTCATTATTTTCTATTATAGTTGCAACTGCGATTCATTTTTCAGAAAGAAGTATAAATAAAATAAGAGACAATGTAAGGCCAGCCATTTCTAAATCGCCCACCTAATGGGCGATTTGCATCGAACGATTTTACTTACGTGTATTCCCAGACAATAACAATTCCAGGGGCGCCCATCCCCCCATCCTTTCCACTAGCAAGAGAACCGGAGAAAGCACCACTACCACCAGAACCGAACCCCGTACCATTTCCACCTGCAACAGAAACATTTCCAGATGAGCCAACAGACGCACCGCCGGCTCCCAATGGATTACTTCCCCCCTTCCCTGAAATACCCGCCCCTAACGCGAAACCATTTCCACCTGATTCGCCATCAATTGATGAGATATTCGCACCTGTCGCTGGATTACTTTTGGGCGGTATTGATTGACAAATATTTGGAATGGAAAATGAGTTCGACGCCAACCCAGAGAGCCCTCCTGGGCACGTCATAAAAGCACCAAATTTAGTGTCACCTCCCGGTCCACCAATCGTTGCTCCTGTTGGGGTTTCTGACGCAACGCCTCTAATGCCCCCAGCCCCAATCGTTACGGGAATAGGCCCAGTAATACTAAATTGTCCTTTCCCATAAGATCCTGAATTACCACCAGCAGCAGCTGACACCGCGCCAGCCCCAGGGGTAGCACAACCGCCACCACCACCACCGCCCCCCACAGCTTCTACAACCACATACCGCGTTCCCGGCGTGGGTGTATAGGTTCCTGACGTTGTAAAGCGCTGAATGCCGAGCAGGCAGCCGCCCATCGCCCCTTTGAGCTTATCCAGCAAGCCATTCACATCGCCATCGTCCAGCACATCCTGACCGGTTTTATCGGCGATAAACTGCCCCAGCACAGCCGCCATTGTCGAGCCCTGGCGCCATACGGTGTTGAGCTCTTCGGACTTCGCCACACCCGAACCAAAGCCCGCCGCACGCGCCGGTAGCGCTTGGTAAGCTGCATTCGATAAAACGTTGGCATTAGCCGCAGTGCCGAAGGGTAAAAACTCGTTCTTAGCCATGTGTTGCTCCCAGCAGTGTTCCCCATGCTCCGGTGTCGAAGCCTGAGATAAATTCATTATCAATATCGAAGCCGAACAGCGGCCCTGACTCGGTGGTGATGGTGTAATTTTTTATGCGGACAGTTGACGGTTTGATGTCCAGATAACCCAGCTCGATCACTGCCTTCATAACCGGCGTTATCTTTTCCCCGGTGATGTAAACGGACATCGTCATATCGAAATTATCGACTGCGAAAATCTTGGTTTTTCCGTCGGGGAAAATGATCTGGTAGACGTCGCTGAGCGTCTCGGTGGTGCCGTCCCAATGATTTGCCGCAATTTTCGCGCGGATGATGGTTCGGTAGGTGTCGTCGTCCAGCTCGGTGAAACCACCGGCATCGAACCGCCCGCGCCATATACCCGCATCAAAGCCCAGTTCCTCATCGTCCAGCGAGAAGTAGACGCCAGTGATCGGAGTGGCAATCTTCCGCCCTATTCCCACCCACAGCCCGACGGCATCGAGTTGCACGCCCACGGCCGTATCCAGGTCGAAATCATTAATCAGTTTTGCTGTGGCGTTCTGCACGTCGATGAGAGGCTGGGTAATGAGAGATATGTGGTCGTAAAATTTCGGCTTGTGCTTGTGATAGGACGTGATGAGCTTTTGGTATTTCGTTTCACTCATGGGATCACCACCACTTCGACATTATCCGGCACGCAAGCGGCCACAGCGTTGAACCCGATAACGACGTTTGCCGGTGCCAGGCTACCCGGCGAGGTGCCGATCTGCAGGTCGGTAATATCAAAGGTTGCGCTATCTGCGTTGCCGTTGAGATTGGCAGGCAAGTACAGGCGCGTGAGGTACACCGGATCGCCAATTTCGATTTCGTTGATGTAGGCGGCCACAGCCGTTTTTATTTCTTCACCCACGCCGGAGGTGTAACCCTGCAGTGCCTTAATTTCTACACGGGCGAAAATGTTAACGCTCGTAGGACGGTAGAAATGGATCGGATGAACGATGCCGTATTTGTCGGTAACGTCGATCGGGGTTGTGCCGTAGGTGCCGCCGCCTGGCGTCTTCTTCGTGGCAATGGTTTTGGCTATTGCCGCCGCGTCACCACCGGCAACCACCAGCGAAATGCTATGCGGAGGCAACCCATTGGCATCTTCTACACTGGTGTCGTTCTCATAGCCACGATAGCGCTCTACGCCGTCCAATGTCGCTACGGCGCCCATGATGCCATCGAGCACGGTCAGCGAAGGGATAGCCACGGATTTAGCCTGACGCTGACGCAACTCCGCATCTGTTTCCACTTTGCGCCCTGCGGTGGCCGCTGCCGGATTGGTTACCGACTGCCAGCCGCGTGTCGGCGTGCCGATCTCAGTAATGCTGGCGGCCGGTGCCACTACAGCGCCATCAATCTGGCATGTTGCGGTGACGGTCACTGTGCCATCGATACCAATCACCACGTTGGCCGGCAGTGACCAGGTGATGCCGTTACTGTCACGAACGGTGCCGTTGGTTATCGACACGCCAACCTGGCCGACGATACGAACATCAGCCATTGAACGTGACGCAGGTGTTACTGCAATGCCGTTAATTTTGACGTTAGACGCCAATCCGCGCCCCTGTGCTGTTGCTGGACTGAATGAGTTATAGACAGCGATCGCTGTATTGTTCGCGTCGTGGATGCCCAGAGCGTAAAGAGCCAGCATCTGGCCGTCTTTGCTATCGGATTCAAGATAAACGTCGTCGCCGTAAATCTGCTGGAAATAACCAGTTAGCGTATTGAGTATTGTCTGGTAATCAGGCGCGCTGATGCCGCTCGCGGTCACCGTGGCCGCAAGCCCTAATGTGTCGAGATTTAGCATTATGCCTCGCTGGTTACAGTCGCTTCGCCGTACAGCGTGTTAATGGTCGCGGTGAAGGTCACGCGGCGCGTTGTGGGGTTATATTCGGTGGTGAATTCCAGAATTTCAGTCACACCCTGTGTACCGAGGATCCGCTCGCGCACCGCCATGTTGTAGGCGGCTGATTTGTGCTTCCCGAGAATCGCCTCGCGGTATGGGGTGCCCTCGGTCACATCGAGAAACCATTCCCCCGTCCAGAGCGCAAAGCGCGTTTTTACCGCCTGTGCAACGGCCTCCGGGGTGTCTTCCAAAAAGGTGTTGTCACCCTGACCGAAGGTATAATCGCCGTTCTCGTCCTCTTTTCGGTACTTCACTCCGGGCCTCCTGTCTGTCCGCCGCCAGTTTCTACGCCGCCGTGTTTGTGCGTCTGCAGGCTGACACCGCCAGCTTTGACATCGTTCGTCACGTTCACCGGCCCCAGCATCGTCGCCGAGCCGCCACCCGCCCCCATACCCTGGGACAGATTGCCGTTAATGGTCACGTTGCCGTTGAGCACGATTTCAGGTGAATTGATCTCGGTACCGCCCTGCGCGCTGGCGGTCAACTTGCCGGGAGTATTCACCGTGATGTTATGGCCTGCGGACACTTCAATAAATGCAGCGCCGTCGTCGGTACGCAACTGCGCGGCACTGGTACTGATGCCGCTGATTTTCTGCGCCTGCGACTGCGGACCGACCAGCGCGAAAGCGTCGGCAAGATGATGCTGGCGTGGATCGACAGGTTCCTGCACCCCGCCGCTCTGCCACCAGTAATCAATGCAGCGGTCGGCAAATATCACCAGGCACTCGTCACCCTCAGTGATTGGAAACGTCAGCGTGACGCCACCGCCGCGCGGGAAATAAACAGGCACATCCACCAGCAGTGGCAGTGCTACCGACACGACAGAGCCGTCAGCTTGTCGTACTGGCACTTTTACCGAGGGCTGTATGGTGGCAGTTACCGCGTCAGCGTCGAAAGACTGGATAATGCCAGGACAGGCAACACGCAAATCTGTGCTGACAGAATCAGCCACGGCCTTCAATACCAGCTCGGGTGAGTCCTGGCGTTCGTTGTTGGTTATCACGTTATGCTCCTGCCCGGATGGTGGATTGACTTAACAGACCCGCGCCGCCCTTGGCAATACAGATCATATCCTGATAGTAGGCATTGGCACGCGTATCGCCGTAATAGCCGATGTTCTTCACGATGTAATCGCCATCCATGTCCAGAACTGCCGGCTGCTGTAGCGATGCGCCCGCCGTGCTGCCGGTGGCGATCTCTTGGTTGGACAGGCCCACCAGATTGATAGATTTGTTATCAAGGCGGATCAGCGTGTCGAGCTGGATATTCGGGTTAATCAGGCATTTCACATTAATGCCGCCGTTGATAGTCTGCTCTGGCATGCCGATCAGGCCCGTCTGCGCGTTCAGCACAATGGCCTCGGCCAGATAGGCGTTTTCCGGCACCATCTGCAGGCGACCGTTCTCGTAGCGCCATGTCGCCTTACACTGCGCGGCCAGATTGGAAACCTCATCACGGTGCATGCCGAACATCGGCTTACCGCGCGGGGCTTTCGTTGTTGCGAACTCCGGCACCGCACCGGCGACGATGTCGTAAACACCGATCGGTTTCATCAGCGCGGCGTGCACGTCCTGTTGGGTGTAACCAGCGGCCAGAGTGGTATTCATCACGGCAAAGTTATGCGCCTGATCGCTGTCGGCCGCCTGGATAACCGAATAGGTATCTGTGGGGTTTTCACGGCCGCCGTAGGAGTATTGGGTTTGCCCGGAAAAAATCAGGCCGAAGTTGTCCTGATAGCCAGCGATAAACTTAATCTGTGTGAATTCGTTCTGCCTGATTCTGCTGGCGGTGTTTCGACTCAGGTTATAAATCTTGAACATGCCCGTCGCCGGATAGCTGATATCGGGCCTGCTGATATTGAAGTTGATTTTCAAGTCCGACAGCTCCAACCCCTCACCGGCATCATTGGCGACGATCAGGCTGCATTTTCGCATCCAGTTAATGGTCATGACCGCTCCATGAAAAAACCGCCCGGAGGCGGTCAGTCAGTCAGAAAATAAAGGTGGGATTCAATACCCAGATTTGTTGAGGTTGGGGGTGCCAGCACAGCGGGATCGGACATCACGAACAACTGGCCACCGATGCCCAGATAACGATACTGCGCCAGCAGGTCAGCACCGGCCACCAGAGGAATACCCTGAATAATCGGCGTTCTGTCGTTGCTGGCGATATCCAGTACCCAGCCAGCCACATCACGCCAAACCAGCGTGAGCTGGTACTGCACACCGGCCAACTGAATAGCAAACTGCTGCGATACCGGCGTAAGCGGGATTTCAACCAATGCCAAGGAAACCTCCCGCAGACTTTAAAATGCTCTGCTGCTTATCGGGTGTCGTGGGGTTCTTCAGTCCGGTATTGCTCACGCCGCCGGTATCCTGCGGTGACTGCATGTTTTCCGCCGGTGTCGTGCTGACCTTTTGCGTTTCGGTAATAATTAACTCGCGCAAGGTGAGCGTAGTCATCAACACGTTTTCGCTGGTTCTGTCGGTCAGCACCTCAATCGCGCGGATCAGCATGTTTTTGTACTGGCGCTTGCCTGTCGTCACCGCAAAAGGCACTTTGCTTTTTTTCAGGTCGAGCAACTGCTGATAGATATCCTCCGGGCTTGTGCCCAACGATAAACCGGTACTGACGTTAAACACCTCCGTCGTGTCGATACCGTCGATCAGCGAACCACCACCGGCAAAGCCCAACTCCATTGTCACTTCAGACGGGCGATCATAAGCGTGGTCACTCGTTGGCGCGCCGAGTTCCACCGGATGCTCGGTGACCTCGGTCGCGTCCATGTGCTTCTCGCTGATCGCCACACTTGGCACAATGACGCCAATCCGTCGTCGCTGCTGAGAAAACAGCACAGATAAAATATCCATCAGCCCACCTGTGTTTGTAGGTTGCGTGTCTGCCGACGATACACACCCTCGACCGCGTTACCGGTGAGGCGTGCGGTTTCACGCGGATCCCCGCCACCCTGCACATTGATATTGAACACCGGGTTATTTGCCCCACCAGAAGCGCCCACAGTTGACTGTGCCGCCTTGAGCACCATCTCTGGTGCGTAGGGGTTCTTGCCGTTCTCAATCTGCGTTATGCCATTCATCAGTGTTGCCAGCACCTGCGGATCATGAATATTCAGCGAGTCGCCACGGCCAACGCCGAGCATTTTGCTCAGCTTGTCGATGTAGCCCTGGGTGTTGTTCTCACTGGCCGGTGCGAAGCGGCTGATGATGGCCTCGACCGATTGCAGCTTTTGATAACCTGCAGCTTTCGATGTGCCGTTGTAATACGCCTTGATCTGCTTACCCAGAGCGGAGAACCCCTCAAAGGCTGAGTTAAACCGGGCAAAGCGCGGGGTAGCATGATTTTCCAGCGCAGCGCCGTTCTGCCCGACGTAATTCAGATTGCCGGGGTTGTTGTTGCGGATCCCGCGCGGAGCAGAAGCAGACTGAGCATGTTGTTCTGGCTCATCGCGACGCCAAGGAAGAATTTTTTTCCCCCATTCGTCCACGGTGTCAGAGCCAGGTAATTTATTTAGAAAATTGGCAACCGGGTTATTTTTCAGCCATGAATATTTCTCTTCAAGTGGCTTGGCGATGTGCTCCTCAATGGCCAGCAGTGCGCCAATAGTGCCGACCTTACCCAGCCCCTTTAATGCACCAGATAACCCGCCAACACTGCTGGTAACCGAACCGATAGCTTTAATCATCCGAGCTGCCCAGGTCACTGCCATGAAGCCGGCAAAGATTTCCAGCGCTGTCTGCCAGCCTCCGATTGCCGCAGCCCCTTTATCGAACCAACTAACAATATCTTTTATCGCTACAATGGCTTTATCGATGCTGGGTTGCCACTTCGCCCAGTCAATCAGGCTGTCACCGCCTTCTTTCCATGTGCGATAGTCGTCGTACAGCAGTATCAGAGTGGCGACAAGCGCGGAAATCATCCCTATCGGTGATTTAACGAAGGCGCTGTTCAAGATGCGCCAAGCTACCAGCAGGCCGCCGAATAGCTTGATCAGGTTTTTTGTGCTGTCATCGAGCTTCCCCCACCACTTCATCAGATCGCCAACACCCTGAATGCCCCGGTAAACCAGCCTCATAATACTGTCAGCCAACGACAGTACTTTTTTCAGCACAGCGGTTATCGTGCCCTCAATTTTGGGGAAGTTAAGCAGAATGTTTTTGCGAAAACTTTCAAGATTACCGGCCAGTCCACCCGCGAGATTACCGCCTATTTTGTCGCGCATGATGCCGAACAGACTCGTAAGCCCACGCATTTGGGTCATGAATTTGTTGGACTGCTCCGCCGCTTTCTGCGAATCAAACCCCGTCGCCTGCAGCATGCCCTGATAATCTGACGTGAACCCCTGCACACCTCGACGCATGGCCAGCAGCGTATTCTCGTCAATACCAAGGATCTGCGCATACTGGTTGGCGCGGTAGTACGGCATTTTCGCCAGCTTATCGCCGACCAGAGTCACCAGTTGCGCCGTATCGCGCAGCTTGCCGTTGGCATCACGCGTCTGGATACCCAGGTTACGCAGGAATCCTTCAGCGCCTGGCGTAGAGCGCAGGAAGCGTGCCAGATTGTCCAGCGTTCCGTTGAATCCCTCCACGCTGCCGCCTGCCTGGCTGAAGGCGTAACCGATGGCCCTGATATTGTTCGCTGTTGCGCCGGTGCGCTGAGACTGCCAATAGAGTTTGTCGAGGCCGCTGGCGATCTTGGTGGTGAAACCGACAACGGTCAGCGCTGCAGCCTCGACCGCCACACCCATTTTGATTACGTTAAGCGTGACGCCAGAAACCACCGCCTCAAACTTGCGGCCACCGGCTTCATCGATATCGAACCCCAGCGAAATCAGAAAGTCCTTGATGGTTTCAGCGTTCATTATCTTCCTGCCATTTTTTTATCAGGTAATTGTTTTCCGCCTCAACATCGAGCGACTCATTCATCAGGGCGATATCGGCCAGCGTCAGCGATCCGTCCTTTATCGACTCGTAGCTGCACATACGGGCATGCACCGGGCGCAGCAAGTAACTGCGCCCTTTCGCCAGAGATTCAAGCGCTAAGCCGGTTGCACGTCCGTATTGGTTTCGCTCGCGGGGAGTGCGGGAAAAAAATCACCGAGGGAGTCCTGCACCACGCTGCCGACGATTTTCACCAGATCCAAACCATTAAGGTCGTCGAACAACATCACCCGCTGGTTGGGCTCGTAAATTTTCGACCAGGTCTGTCCCTGCTGCCGGGTAACAACCGACAGACAGGTATGATTGATTTCCGCGCGCCCCTCTTTGCTGAGCTGGCTGACAGCCTTCACCACCAGCGGGATGATCTCGTCAAACAGGCGGTTTTTATCGTCCGTCAGTGATTTACCGTTACCGGCCATCACATCTTTCAGCAGGGGGACCAGACCGGATAACACCGGTGCCAGAGCGACAGCCACATCCTGCTGAGCAAAAGCGTTGAGTTTGGCCGAGCGATACTGCTGGCCCTTAATGTCGAATTCCATGCATTACCCCTTAAAAAGTTCCCAGCAACTGGTCGATCAATCCCGCGTCAAACACCCATGACACCGTGCCGCCATCTTTGGCGTTCTGCCAGTCTGGTTGTTTCTTGAATGCCACGGAGCGTGCTACGCAGACGTCATTGCTGGCGCTATTACGCAAGGTTATGACGTTATTTCCCCAGGTTGCAGATGACAACGACTGCGCGTTATACATCGCGCTGAGTTTGGCGTTTGTCGGTGATGTTTTCAGCATGGTCACTGTGATTGAGCCAGATTTACCGGCGTGCAGACTATGCATGACCTCGGAGCCCGCACCGATGGTCATGGTGTTTTTGTCCTCAGTCATAGTGACGGTGATACCCTCTTCGGCGTTCCCCGAGCCATAGCCCAGATCAAATGCACCACCGGGACCGACGATTGAGGCAGAAAAATCTAAAAAGCTGTAAGTTGACATTCCCGTCCCCTTATCGGTTTACGTTGATGATGACGTCGGCGAAGTGCACAGCCCCGGCCAGCTTAATCGCACACTGCATCACAGGCGCCTTACGCGCTTCACGATCGGCTTGGGATTGCGTCGCCACAGAAGGCGCATAGGTGTAATACCCCGTAGTCAGCATGTCACCGGTGTTAATCCCACCAAGTGGGTCGCCATTCCACACGCCCGGAGCAATCAGCCCGTTGTCTGCCCCCTTCCCGAGCGAACCGTTCACGCTGGTCAGCAGACGAGTTATACCCGGATCGGTTTGTGGAACTTTGCCGCTGGTATAGAGCACGTTATAGAGGTTGTTCTGGACGTAGTTTTGCAGCCAGTCCAGGCCGTGGCGCTCGTCGAAGAAATCGCCATTGCACATCAGGCCTTCCTGAATGATCGCCGTGTCATTGTCGTAGTTGACGAACATGTTGCAGTTCTTCGCCGTCAGCGTTTTGGCCTGAGTCTGCGTTAATGTTTCTGCGGCGATACCTGGCTCTTGTTTGAACTTCAACGTGATGGTGGTGTTGTTACCGAGGAAATTCACGGTAAACGCGCGGCCAAAGATTGATGCTGACGCATACGGGCTGACGCCGGAATACTGAATGAATGTCCGCCCATACTTGGCGTTTTTCAGCTTGCTGGCAATGTCGTTGGTATTGTCCAAATCCAGCACGCCGGTGTTTTGCGTTGTGTACCCGAAGATCCGGGAAACGTCGTCAGATTGGATAAATGCCGCCACGCTGATCACGTCATCATCGCTCAGCGAGGTGTCGGCGATCTGCAGGCCATACCAGCCGGTAGACATATCGGCCAATTTAAAGATGCAGGACTGAATATTTTCGGCAGCAGCGCGGGCAATCGCCAGGGCACCAGCGTTCTGTACTGCGCCCATCATCGCTGAAATATCGGTACCGGTGGTGTTGGCCGAGCCATAGCCTACTGCAGACGCCTCGCCGGTAGATTTGGAAGTGATGATGAATCGGCTGTTCACCGCATCCCAGGTCACGGTCGCCGTGGTCAGCTTTTCAGTGATACGCGCGGCCACGCCGTTAAGATTGGTTTCCGCCGAGAAATCGACCGCGGTCACCGTCTTGTTAGTGCCGTCGATGCTGATTTTCATCGCACCATCTGTCACCGATGCCCAGGTGCTGATCGCCATCTGTGCTGGCGTCAGGATGGCACAACGCAATAACGCGGCCTGGTCTTCTTTAATCCAGCGCCCGATGTACAGCGTGCGCGGTTGCGGGGTCTGTTGGAAGTACAGGCTGGCGGCCTGATATTCTGGGGCGCTCATGCCGAAATCAGCCCCGACGTCAGTAATGCCCGAATAGCTGCGCATGCGCTGGCTGCCGTCGATCACATCAGAGCCGCCCACTACCAGCAGAGCGCCAAAATTACGGCTCTGTGCGGCGCGCAGCGCCATATTCACCGTGACGGACACGATGTTAGATACAGGTAAGCCCTGTGACATAGATTATTCTCCGAAGAATTGAACCGGTGCTTCCACCAGCGATTTGATGCCGTACTCGCGGATCACTTTGCGGCGCAGGCGGACGGCAATGTCATACCGGCGTACCCACTGGTTATTGATGAGTTCAGGGAGGTTGAATATCCGGCCGCAATCCAGAAGGGTCAGGCCGATGGCTTTCAGTTCGTCATTGTTCTGCGAGACAAACAGCCCATCACGAAATTGTGTGACTACAGACATTCCCCGTGGCCCGTAAAAGCAGCACAGGATATCGACGGTTTCATGCGACCACTGCTCAGCGTTTTCCTCGCCCTGAACATGTGCCGGATACATATCATCAGGCAGACTGGTAATGCCGAACGCGCACCAGGTGGTACCGTTTTTCGGTATCTGGATCTGTGGGTCAGTCCAGCGGGGATAGACAACGTTTTTATCCAGCCCTGTCAGTCCACGGATCCAGCGGCTCAGCAGTCGCTCCAGTTCCTCGTCGTAGGCAGGCCCGCTACCGGTCGGCGTGAGATATCCGGGTGTTGTGCTGTCGTTACTCACTTAACCCCCTTCCTGCCCCATCAGCTCACAATGAGCCTGAACAAAACCGGCACCATAACGCGTGTACGGATCGACAAACGTCACCCGGTACAAACCGCCGTTATAAGTAACCAGGTCGGCATCAAGGTTAGGGCCGTCATTAACGCTTTTACTGCCCTGCGTGAGTCTGAATTGCGTCACGATAAGAATGGCACCGTTAATGTTCTGACCGGCGGCCATGCGCCTGGCTTCCAGAGAGCGATCGACAGTTACTACGCCGGTGAACGGGATTTCCTGAGGGGTGTTGATCGGAAAGTTGTCATCGTCCGTCGTTTGTATCTGCCGACGGCAAACCAGAGAGAAATCGACAAAGTCCGGATCAAGCAGCACCTCGGTCACATCGAGAAGCGGCATTATTTACTCCTTACCACGTAGGTGATTGAGCGCAATAGGTAGCCGTGGGCATAGAGAGGCTTATCGCCGGGAAGGCCTTGGGCTCGGCGGTTGGCCTTCGTCGCATCCGAGAGTGGATGAAGCCGATCACCAGAGCCGATAACAGCCTTGGCACCATCACGCGCAATCTGGCCAGCACTTTCAAGTTCTCGTTGCGCCGCCTCCGTTTTACCGTTCAGAGCAGCCACGGCAGCCGCCTTCAGGCGCTCGGTGGTTCGCGGCTTGGTGTCCTCGATACCCATATCCAAAAACGGCCGTGGCGGCAGCGTGACGGTCTGGCCGTCGAGCTGCACTGTTGCGCCGGTAGATTGCAGATAACCGATCTCCGCGTTGTTCAGGGCTTCCCCATCCTCACGCGTGGCGTTGGCCTCTGGTATGCCCACCAGCACATCCATTTTTGAAAGTAAGCGCAGGGAGGACAAAACCGATTCGGCGTTATCCTTCCTGACCTTGAGCCCACTTTTCATAGTTGTCGCCCGCCCGCGCCGAACAGCGTGATCAGCTGATAGAACTCCGCCCCATAGCGCGTGTTGTTCCAGAATCCGGCATCAGGGTTAAGGGTTGAGCTTGTGTCATAACTCACGCTGACCTTGTCCACGGATTTTGATGTCTGGACGCCACTGGCCGATCCGCCTGAACCTCCTACCGCCGCCGAACGCTGATCCTGAGCAAAAAGCGTCATGTAATGGGCCACGAACAACTCCACCAGGTACGGGAAAATTTTGGTGCCCGTTACCTTTTCGCTCAACAGGATGTCGGCAAGATTCAGCCGAAACTGAACCTGTGCCTCTGGATAACGTAGGGGGTCTTCGAATTGGGGAAAGTCCTGACGGAATTGCGCGACGGTGGGCAGTGAATTATTTCTTGGCTGCTCCATTGGTCTTCTCCAGTCGTGCAGTCAGCTCTGCCACCTGGGCGTTCAGCTCGGTAATCTGGTCATTACGCTCAACCAGTCCGGCGGCGGCGGCCTGCAACTGCTCAGTCTGCTCTGCCACCTTGTCCTGTTCCAATTCCAGAAGCATCTGCAGTTCGGTTACCTTGGCTTCCAGCTCAGTGATTCGCTGTGCGCCAGCATCGTCAATACCAGGGACGTTGTAGTCACCCAGGGCCTCCGTGTGGGCTTCAACAAACCAATGAGTGGCTACGGATTCGGGAACGTTATGACGGCCCCTGACGAACTCCTGCACTGAGTTATCAGCCTGGGTTAACTTGAATGGGGTGTGAACGTGAATCGAAACCAGTTTTTCTTTTGTCATTTCGGTAATCCTTCAGGCCCCTTGCGGGGCCGTACTGGTGATCAGATGCCGTCCACGTAGGACAGTGTTTCTTTGTACACTGGCTCAACAGCACCGAGCTTGGCGTAATAGGTGGCAATCTGATAGATGCCGCGATACTGGATTGGAATGCTCTGCATAGGCACCAGAGGATAACGAACGTATTTCTTGTCGTTGGTGTAAGCGACCATACGATCTTTGCCAGCCACACCGCGCCCCTTGAGCCATTTAACCGCTTTAATCTCCAACGGCACACCATTCTGATGGAAAGCAATGGTGTTCACTGACAGGTATGTCAGCAGCGATTGGTTGCCCGCCTCGGAAACTTTTCGGCTCGCAAGCAGAGAGTATTGCTCTGGCGGGATCCGCAGATCAGACGGCACAACGGAATAGCCAGACGCAGCCCAGGAATTCGCAAGAATACTGTTCACACTATCCAAAATTTCGTCGTTGGTTGATGCCGCCCATGTCTTTATTGCGTTGTTGAGCGTAACCCCGATGAGGTTAGTCAGCCCCTTAATCCCTAAACCTGTATCACCGATATACACCTGCTCATCGTTATCCATCTGCCATTTGAGCTGCATGCCATCGTGTTGCTGGGTATCAATAGGGCGGCCAACCTGTTGAGCTGCAGCTAATTCAACGACGGTCCAGCTCAACTCCATACCCCACAGGCTAAGCGGATTACCGTCTCTGTCGATACCAACTTTTACACCAGCAATGGCGGTGGAATCTTTACCGATCCAGTTTTTACCGTTCGGGTTTGCACCAGTACCGGCGGCGCCGAAACTGGTATTTGTCCAGCTCGAGATATCGTCGGCGATAGAAACATCCTCGCGCATCTGAATATCGCGGCTCCAGGTATACCCCACCAGCGGCAAATTCAGCGTTTGGTCGAGGCGCTCCAGCTCACCGATGAGAAACGCACCAGAGCTATCAACGGTTGCCTGATCAAAAGTAATCATTCTTTTTCCTTAAATCTTCCAAGAGATTTCGGTGTTGCCGTCGGCATCGCCGGCGCCAGTGAATTCTGCGTTAGGCAGCAAAACGGTTTTGTCGGCAACCAGCGTCGCCATGAAACCGCCCAACGGAACATCGATAGAGGCATCTGGTGAAACGACGACGTAGACCGGTGCGCCCTTCTTGATGGTGCTGGCATCCGAACCGACGTTAACGGTCATGTAGCCACGCTTCATTGCATCCCCGGGGAAGTTCTTACCAGTGCCCACCTGCCGCACCATGTCAGGCTGCGAGGTGGTTGGATAAGGCCGCACATAAATGCCCTTCACTTTGTCGGCGGTGTCGCCATCAGCCAGCGGCACGAAAAAGCCATCAGTATCGAGCTTTCCCGCCAGTCCATACGCCGGGAAGGCGTTGTCAGATTTCAGGATTACCGGCTCTACGGTTAAATCCTGCGGGCGAGAGATCGCCCCGGCAATGCCCACAGGCATCCGGTACAGGTATGCAGTCATTGTTTTATCCTTTTCGGTTAGACCAGAAGTCTGCGTTTTGCTTGTTTAAGTCGGAAATTTTCGGGGTGCCGATATTTAGCCGCTGAGCGTCGCCAGTTGTAGAGCGGGTATTGCGACCTTTTGCAATTTCAGAGACTGCATTGAAGGCCATATTTACTGACTGTTTCGGCAGTTTGCTGATATCAGCATCCCCCACCACCTGGCGGACAAGAGTTTTGTCAGCAGTGGTCAGCACGTCGCGTTTAAAGGCGGTTGGCTTCATCTTGCGGCTGAGATCAATACCCGGAAGGATAACTTCTGCGCGGTATGCCGAATCACCTGTAATGGTGGTTTCTTCTTCGTCATCCTCACCATCACCGGTCGGGTCTTTCTTATCTTTGCCTTCGGGGTCATCGGCATTATCGCCGGTGGTGGTCCCTTCCAGCTTCGCCAGCAAGGCTTTCAGCAAGGTTTTGATATCATCCTCACCGTCACCGGTTGGCTTGCCGCCCATCTCTGGATCTTTATCCGGTAAAGGCTGCTGTGGTGAAAGGTTGATATTGAGGTTTACACCGTTCGGTAAATCCCCCTCATCTCCCGTTACGGCTGCTGGCGCTGAGTCCAGCAGTTCATTCATCGTATCCGCGTCACCAGTCTTGGCGGCGAAACGAAGGCGCTGATACCAGCTTTTCTTTTGAGTTGCCATTGTGTCTCTGTCTCCAATTGCACAACGATTTCCGGCTCTGCCTTTTGGAACAAGAGCCACATGGTTACCTGTGATATCCACCTGGTCTGCTTTACCAGGGGCCGTTTGTTCGTACTCTGCGTCATAGCCGCACGACACCTGCCGTAACCCATCCTCAATAAGCTGAATGGCGTATTCGTCTTTAACGATGAGGTCAGCCAGCATCAGATCAGACTGATTGCCGGTGCCGCGCCGAACGTTCTGTAGGTGGCCGTGTGCCAAATCCTTCCAGTTCTGCGGATTGACCAGGCGAATGTCCCCATCCTCGTCTTCTGGATGTAGCACCGTAATGCTCATTCCCTCGAACGATGCCAGGGTCGCCGGGTGGAATACCTGGTCTGGTGATCGAGTTACGAGGATTTCGCCAGCGGCATTCGGCGTCAGCTTCGGCAAATCTGCTGCGGCATATACTTGTGTGCCGGTTCGCGCAATGGGTACGTCTTTGCACAGCAATGAGCCATCAGCCAGGCGATAACGTGTCTCGCCCACCTGGGTGTTGAAGAAGTATTTCATGGGTTACCTGCTGAAATGGCGGGCATAAAAAAACCGCTCAGCGGCGGCCTGTTATTTTCTCGGTCTGGGGATATGCACCTCAGACCAGCATTTGCAGTTTGGCAGGCATCCAGCGTGGCCAGTCATGCCGTCCAGTGTCGGCGGGTTGTGCCAGTACACGAATTTATCTCGCATTTTTTTATGCGATGGACGTGTGCCAGCGCCTTCGATACGCCACCAATATCCCTCCGAGCCAACAGATAGCGCGCGGGCCTGCGTAAGTGCGCCAGTGGCACGTCCTATCTCCGTGCGGGCAATCATCTTTGCTCTGCCGGCCGCAACATCGCCTGACTGCATAATCATCTCGTACAGCGCGTCAGGACGCTCGCCGTTGATGGTCGCCTCGATGGCTCGTTGCTGTATCTCACGGACGCGATCGGCGGCTTCCAGTGGTAGGGACTTCATCAACTGAATCTGCCGGTAGACAATGTCCTGCGTTACCTGGCCGATCGGCGTGTTGCCGACCACATCCCGCAACCCTTCCGAAATCTGCTGCGACACTGATTTCCACTGGTTCCACTCTTCGCGCTCCACCTGCAGAAACATTTTCTGGCCCACCATTGCGGCCCAGTCGTTCAGTACATGAGAGTAGTCGATCAGGTGTTCCGAAACCGTGTTAGCGCTTGTCTGGGAACCATCGTAAGAACCAGTTACGATCTGATTTATTTGACTGACTATCCCCAGTAGGCTTTTCTGATACTGGATTTCTGAACGCCGGCGCAGGGCCGGTTTCAAGTTCAGGCTCCTCATACTGCGACTGCGCATTTTCAATATCCTCATCGGTGATCGATGCGCCAATACCGGTGACGTCGGAGTTTTCTCGCAAATCAGTCATCGCAGCCATTGGCGTCATCAATCCTTCAGCCAGCGCAGTGCTGATGGCGGTTGTCAGGTTTACAGCGACCGTTGAGCGGTCAACGTCAGACATTTGCCATAGCGGTTTAAACTCAAAGGTGAAATCCACAGGTAGCGGCTTACCCAACTCAGAACGATGCATGATGTCGAGTATTTTTCGCACAGGTAACCGTAAGCGCCTTTCTTGCAAGGAGCCGACGCTATCGTAATAGTTAGCAAGGTCAGCATCCCCGGTTGAGAACCCTTTCGGTGATTGGCCGAAGAAGCGCACCAGTGGGGTGTCTACTGCCCCGGCAATCTGCTCACCAAAAGCGCCAAGAAGGCTATCCAGTCCACTAAAGCTGTATTGGTGGGTTTCGAACTTGTCTTTCGTATCCATCAGCGTCATGCCTTCGTTACTCTGAAACTGACGGATAAGATCGATATTTTTCAGTAAGGCCTCATAAGCAGGCCCCCCCATGACAATAAGCTCTCGCAATTTATCAACGCTATAGGTGCGCAGATGTGCCTTGTAAACCAACTGCGCCGCGCCGACAGTCGCGCTGTCAAATGCTGTCAGCCGATCCCAGATTCGCTCAACAACCGACATACCCCATTCGTTCTCGGTCATTTTCTGCTGGAATGGCAACGTAACGCCGTCGAAGCGGATCAGTCGGCTGTGATGGATGCGCCAGGCTGGAATACCTGTTGCAGTGGCCACCACGTCATAGAACTCCGGCTTCCCAAGGTCTGGGCCCATTTCTTTAATGCGGCGGGTTAGCACCGGATTAATCATCCAGCGATCAAGTGGCAGGATGCCTTTAAACTTACCCTCGCCAATGGTTTCTAACCGCAACGGGGTGAAAGGTGCCTGCCCCTCGATCATTATGAAGCCAACTGCGCCACCATAGAGGCGGGCCCATTTAATGACGTCGTTCAGCGCATCCCAAATCTGCATTTCGTCGAGTTGGGACTCGATAACTCCCCGATCCTTTGCATCAATTTCTGACGTAATGCGGATGCCTTTTCGCGTCATATCGTCAGCCATTGCGTCCACGGCTTTACCGATAATCCACGATGAGCGATATGACCACTCGACCAACATGCGGTTTCGGCTGGTGAAATTCGCCCGGTACGTCGATGCAGAATGCTGGTTAGCTGTCTGCATCCCTACCCTGGCGACAAAGTTCTCGTAGCCATCGGCAGTGGCCTGCGCAGTTCGTTTCGTGGCTGTTTTGTTTCGTGCCATCAGGCCTGTCTCCCTAGCAGCTCCCAGATATTCAGGGCTGAATTCATTGGCGCGTAACTGATCATCACCGAGTCGGCCAGGTTAGGTGACTTGGTGCCGTCAGGCTGTTTATCCACGACGATTTTCCCCACCCCGTTAATGGAGTAGGTCGGCTGTGAAAGTTCGATAATGAGTTTGTCTTTGCTCTCCATGTTGCTGCTGATGGAGATGATCTCGTCAGGGTCGTAAGGCATCTTCTCGACCACTGCCCGGTAGGTGTTTTGAAACAGCTTGCGCAATCGCCACCAGCTCTGTGCTTTGGCGTTGGCAAAGAAATCCTTGTTCAGGCGTGCAGCCTGCCCGTTGTCACCGCGCACAGCTTCATCATCGGGATCGAACACGGCGCCACTGCCCCGGAATGGGGTGGCAAGAATCGACGGCCGGCGGGCCGCTTTTCGCAATTCGTTGATAGCCCTGGCATCCCCACGAACACCAGCGCCGAGCCCATCCTCATCGAAGCGAAACTCTTCGACGTAGTCGGACTCGCAAAATCCGAAAACCTTTTCAACGGACTGGTAGATGTCGCTGCCGACGCCAGACCACTCGCGGACATTCTCCAGCAGGAATCCGTGACGAGTTGAAAATGCGTTTTTGTCCTTACCCTCGTCGGCCACGTCCATCGCACCCAGGCGTTTACCTGTTGGCTGTATACCCAGCTTGATATGCGCATCGACGGCGGCTTGTACCCAGTCTGACGGGATCAGCACACCTTCAGCCGAGGCGCTGTAGTTGAGGTCTAATTCCTGCGCTACCACCACAGGGTTATCGATTTTGTCGCACTCCTTCCGATACCAGGCTTCATCCTTGCGCGGGTCGCTGCGCCAGTGAAACGTGAATACCGGGATTTTCCCGCTGTGCCGCTTCTGGGCGAATGGGTTGGCCATGCCGTTCACCGAGCTCAGGTCGATACGGCAGCGCGTGGTTTGCGACAGGGCCGCATCAATCAGCAGCGGGCGCTGCAAGAACGCCGCCTCATCCACCAGGTAAAGCGTGGTGCGGTCACCACGTCCGATATTGTCGCCAGCCTCGCCCTTGATTACGGCGCCCGTATCGGGGAATTCAACGCGCATGTAGGGGGCGTGCTTCTTTTCGTTCCAGCTGCCCCGAAATTCCACCGGCAACGTTTCTACAAATTTTCGCGCCTTCCAGAACAACGCTTTCGGGTCGCCAGTGCTATCCACGTACTCCTCTTTACGGGAGCCGAAGCCAATCACCATTTCTTTGTTGAACAGGCACAGCGAACAGGCCAAGCCGATCGCCGTCCAACTAAGCCCCATCTCGCGGCTCTTTTCGGTAATGCCATTTTCCATCTTTTCGCGGCGATCCATTATCCAGTGGATCCACTCCTCCTGTTTCGGGAACAGCAGAAACGGAATGGTCACCGGCAGGCCGTAGTCGATGTTGCGGGGGTCTGTCGTCATTCCCCAATCGATGATGAACTGCGCCGGATTGGTACGGTAGAACTCACGAATAGCCGGCAGTGATTCCGGGTTAGCCCTGATGCGCTGCAGGCGCTCCATCCGCCATTCGAACACCTGGGTGTAATCCGGGTTTTTGAAGTCGAACGGGAATGGGATCGGCATCGGATTTACTCAATAAAAAAGTGTCACTGATTGCAAGGTTTCGAGAGTTGCTGAATATTAATTAACCCGTTGCACTTTGTGACGGGATAAGGAGATATCTCATGGGTTACTACGTATTGAAAAAAAGCGGGACAACATTACTTACTGAGAAATACTACTTTGTTTTAAAGGCCACCAATGGTGAGACGATAGCTACCAGCGAAATGTATTCATCCAAACAAGCGGCCCAGGGTGGTATCCGTTCAGTTCAGCTAAATGGCCCAACTACAGACATTCGAGACGAAACGCCGGGCTTGTTTGGTTAGAATAAAATGAGGCTCTTCGGAGCCTTTTTAACATAATGACCGTTACCCGCACCGGCGTAACAGCACTCGCACGCTGATTGCTCTCAGTGGCTGATTTGTCTAGGTTTTGTCTATTGAATAGCGGAAAGCGGACTGCATAAACGATGCATAAAATAGGGCGTGTTTTGCATAGCCAATTTTATGGCGGAGACGTTTGTTTGTTGGGGTTTTGCTCATGCGGTGAAGCGGTAAGAGCATTCGACCTGAGACGGCTTATCGTCTCCCTTTCCCCTTCCGGGTGGCGCTTGACCAATGGCCCAGCCGAATGCCCTTACCTGTTTTAGTTTACCCCATCAGCTTGCGATACGCTTCGGCTGCTTCTTCCGGCGTCAGGCTGACGCTCTCGGTTTTAATCGCCCCACCACCCGGACCAGACACCTCGGTTTTCTTCGGGGCTTCCCAGCCTATCATTTCGCCAAGCTGTTTAATCGCCGCCTTCGGGTCGTGCATCTTCAACTTGATGCCGTCCTTGCCGGTCGTCAGCTCAGCAACCGCAGCCATCGCCTCAGGGTCCTGCAGGGCTGAATCGCGAAATGACCACGACGCCTGATAAACCGGCTGTCCCTCTTCGTCTTCACCAATCAGGCAGTTTCGAAAATCTGCAATGTCTCGCAGCGATGTGCGGCCCATCTTCGACAAACGCTCCATCGCTTCGGTGCGGGTCATGATGGCTTCATTGATGGCTTCGTACTGCACGGACTTGAGGAAGGCTTGAACCTTACTATTTCTTACTATCTGTACGGCCTTCGAGTGGACGCCGTCACCCTTCGCTTTCCCGCCCGCATTGCGGTAAGCCTCCGCCTGGCGGTCGCCATTCAATAGGCAGGTAACGAATTTCTTCTGTAACCTCGTCAGGGCATCGAAAAGCGCCTTCTGTTCGTCTGTCAGCGTCATTTCGACTCCTTAGTGGTGTTTTACTCCGTTAGGCATGCTTTGCGGATGTAATCCTGCAGTCCAGCTATTTGGCTGCGGGCTGTTTCGATTCGCTCCCTGAGACGGTAATAATCCCGCTCAGCGGCGTCAGTAAGTCGGGGGCCGGTTGCATCAGCCACGCCGGCGGTGCCGGAGGTTGGGCACGTGGCGGCGAGCTGCAGCTCGCGAGCGCCAGCGGCAACAAGGCGCTGCAGATCATCAATCTGATTCTTGGCATCGTTTAGTTCCTTGGTGCGGCGCTCGTCGATGTCGGCCACCGCTCGCTGCGTGCTGTTCTGCCAGTCGAGCTGTCCAGTCAGTTGGCTGTTGGTCGCTTGCAGTTTGTCGCGTTCGTGGCGCAGTGCCTGATTGCTGATAGCGAAATACGCCAGTAGGCCGAGCACTAGCGCCACGATAGCGGCCTGCCAATGCGGTAGCGGCCATTTCATGACAAAAACATCTCACGTTCTGCTGCACGGCGTTTCACCAGCCCTGGCATAACCTTGCCACCGCTGAATTTCCAGTGAGGGAATTGGTCAGCGGCACCTTGCATATCACCGGCGTTGAATTTCTTCACCAGCGTTGAGCCAGCAAACGCAGCCCCGCCGATGTTGAACGCCAGCGAAACCATCGCGTCGAATTGGTTCTGCGTCATTGGGCGCTTAATAGCACTGTTTACCGTCAGTTCAAACACAGCCAAATCATCAGACAGGAATTGCTCTGCCTGATCCTGTGTGATGCGGTCACCCTGCTTCACGCCCTTGGTATGTCCCCAGCCAATCGTCCACGGCTTACCACCAGTGCCGGGATCTGGATAAGCCACCAGGCGAAGGGCTTCAAACCCTTTTATGAAGTCACGTCCTTTGTTGCTAATCTGCATTTGCTTCTCCTGATGCCTTATTAAGAAACCGTCTTTCCAACGCCTTGATAAGCGAAGCACCAGACCAGCCAGCCATCCCACACACCCCGCCCATAATCTCCGAAGGCCATTCGTAATGAAGGGCAATCATGACCATTGTCAGTCCTGCAAAAATAGACACGAACAGCTGTAAAAATAATGTCCGCCAGCTGAAGGCCTCACCGTTAAGCACCTTGAATGAGTAGCTAGCAATAGCCCCCAGCAACGTCATGCCAAAGGCAATCAGCATGGAGAGGATGTTTGGTTCGTTTTTCCATGGCATTTTCATAACCTCCCCCTGCCGGGGCATTGCCCGATCATCGGGTGAAGAAAAGGAGTTAGCGCCGCGAATGCGAGGCGACATACGTCAGTGAGTGAGGCATTGGGCGCTAAATATGAGAAGGGCCACGCGATAGCGCAGCCCAGAAACGACAAAGCCCAAGGCTATTAACCTCGGGCTTTTAATTTTTACCGTAACAATCAGACGGATTTCTACTGTTAGTGAGATAATTACCCAGTTTCCGGAAAAAGTAAATAGCTCACGATAAATTAATGCGCAATTTTTTAATGCGCTATGCGGTTACTCTCTGCAATGCCCGCTCTGCATGGTTCTCCTCGCATTCCAGTATGCGGATTAGACCATCATAAAATGGCTTCACGGTCTTATCCCAGGTTGCAGGGGATATAGCATCAGTCACCTGTTGAACTACTGCATACGCATGTGATGCCGGTATCCGCTCATACCCACGACCAGAACAGCGCTTGCAAGCTCCTCTTACCGGAACGCCCTGCTTTTCAGTCTCTTTCTTATCAACGGCTGTACCGCGACCAGAACAATCTCGGCAAGCCGTTGACAATCTGCCCTTCCCGTCGCAGTTTTTACACTTAACGCGAACGGTTTCTCTCAATTCCCGACGAGCTTCATATTCGGACGGTTTGAATCCTTTCACGCCAAATCTGAGCGACGCCTTAACGAGCTCCTTCGCCGGGAATGGCGTGTGAACTTTGTTCGTAAACACTTCGGCTTCAATGAAGCCAGTACCGGAGCAACAATCACAGGCAACCACACTTGCCGCGCTGCGGGAGTAATCCAGGAAGGCGAAAACCGATAACGCCAGAACAACGCCAGCCCTTACCTCTACCTGCAGTTTTCTCAGGGGTGCCACGCGAATAGAGTCGGCCATGCCCTTCTCTGCCAGCAGCAATACGGCCTTAACCTTGTCAGCATCGCTTACACCCATCTTTCCAAGAAATGCAGACATGCCCAGCTCTGCCTGCGCCTGACACATACCCACTGCCGCCATCAGATCAGTACCGGTCAATGAGTCGGAGGCAGTGGCGCGTGGAGAATCACTAAACGTTGGCGATTTTGGTGCAAAGTATTTCGGAATCGACTCTAATCTCATGCTATTTCTCCAATAATTATTTGGCCTACTTCGCCCCAAACCTTTGTTACTCGACCGTCCCAGATCCGGCAGTCGTCCTCAAAAATGGCATCCAACAACGCCTTTTCCAGATTGTCTTTATCTGGCTTCTGCTGATGCGGTTTACCGGCCATCTCAGCGCGTTTTTTCTTGCTCCAGCTATCTGGCATGGGTAATACAAACGTCACGTGATAGCCGCTCTCCGGCAGCGATATACGGTGCAATCTCACCTCGTCGCAGAATGCCCGGTAGCGGAGAACTGGCGGGCGCTTGGCCCACCGGTCTTTTTGCGTTTGGCGCGGCTTTGGAATGGGTGTAATGAGGTAGGTCTTCATGCAATAGCCCCAATGCCAAATGAGAAATCCAGGAAATCAAACAGCAGCTCTACTTGGCTACCATGTTCCGCCTCCCACCCAGCAACATCCTTGTGCAGTGCATCGTGGCATTTTCGACACAGAGGAATAGTGAAAAAGTCGTGCGCTTTTGTTGCCATCCCCCCCTGACCGTGCCCGATGATGTGGTGAGGATCGTCAGAGCGTTCACCGCAACCGCAGCATGGGCGCGTCTTAACCCATCGAGTGTATTTGCTGTCTTCGGCGCGGGTTCTTTTTGGAAGCAACACGAACGCCCCTGAGACTTTCTCGTCAACCTTGAAAACTTTCATTGCGGATTTTGTCAGAATCTCGGTGGCCGCAGGGCCAACCACCATGTCAGATTCCTTTTTCGGGCCTGATACGAAAATTGGTTTCGGCAAGCCAAGTATTTGCGCTGATACGTCATTGGGGATCAGGTCAACTACCCCGGAAATAGCTGCCCACAAAATAAGCTCAGGTATTGTTAGTTGCCCTTCTGACTTAAGCCGCCATTTCGCCGTAGCAACCACCCAACGCGCCATGTTCACGTTCGCTATTGCATCAAGCTTTGGCGATATATGCCCGTCAGTCTTGTTGTCACAGCCCCAGCAGATACGCATTGCAGCATGACCGTAACGGCGGGTTTCCAGTTGACGTGGCTGCTCGTCTCCGCAGTACTGGCATCCAGTAAAGCGCGTTGCCCATGCATCCATTGCGTTGATACCACCAGCAGCGTCAATAACCCGCTCATGCTGGAAGAAAGACTGCAGGCGCGGATCGTTCGCTATCTCATGCTCTACCTTCGGTAAAATGCCCTCTGGCAGTTCTTTGTATTCGTCAGGCACGGTTGAAATCATCACGCGGCCTGTCAGGTACGGCAGCAGGGTTTGATCAGCCTTAATCAGAGCTATGCCCATATCGCGCTGTACGTTGGACTTCAGAATCATTCTCATCAGGCAATCCTCGCTAAATCGTTCTCACTGGCTCTGGTTACTGCTTCAGCCCAAATACCTACAAATGCGCGGCGGGCATCGTATTCCGTGATGGTTCTGCTCAGTGAGCCAACCATTTCTTTCGCAAGTCGCTCTACTTCGTTGCGGGGCTGTTGCTTCTGGGATACCAGCCGGGTGTAAGCCTCATCACGTGCCGCATTGTCCAAGCGCTGAACCTTCGGGCGATCGTTAGCCCGTTCCTCTTTCACGCTCAGGTAGCACGCCTCAGTGATCAGGTAATCAAAATCCTTTTTCCGCCAGGTCTTGCCCGTGTGGGTGTCTGCGCGGTCTTCCAGCATCCAGCGGCATTTCTTCGCGATGTAGCGCAGGTAAGCCCCCCACTTATCCTGGTTCAGGTCGTACTCCTTCCAGAGCTTACGCAGCCCCTTACGGCGTCCATCAGTCATCTTGAGCACAACAGGCAGCTCTGGCAGCGTGGTGTGAAATGCCTCCAGCACAGCGGTGTAATCGATTTTCAGAGAGTCCTCTGGCGACTGGTCGGTTGGCGCAGCCGACTGACGTACAGTCTTTTTCTCTGTAGTAATCTCTGTAGTATTCTTTGTTGTATTCTCTGTAGGATCGAAATGGGCTTTCCCGTCCCCGCCAACGAGGCTTTCCCGTGTTGGCGAATCAGTGTTTCCCGTGTTCGCGAAATGGGCTTTCCCGGTTTCCCGAGATGGGCTTTGCCCATTTGGGGAAATATCAATAGCTTGCGTTAGGATTGCGTCTAATTTGTCAGTATCTATGCGATAGTATATTTTGTGCTCAAGACGCTTATTTGTTTCTATCAGCACGCCCTTTCGCTTCAACTTTTTGCGCGCGTTCAACTGCTCTTCATAGGTAAGCCCAGTCTCCACTTCGATCTCCTCAGTGGTCTTGTATATCCCTAATTCGGACGTCTCTTTGCCGGTCCAGTAGAAGAACTGGCAGAACAGGACAACCGCGTTTACGCTACCCATGTGCTTCACTAGTCCAGGGTAATACGCAACCGGGTTGCCAAATTCGCGCACCAGATCTGATGGCTTCATACTTCAACCTTATTGAATTTTTTCTTGAAATCTCTTCGTGGGCAGACACACAGACCATGCTCATAACCGGGCCGACCGAAGAAGCTTGGGCGATTGAAGATCACCCGCTGGTTATTCGTGTCCACGCCAATGACGTGCACCACAACCCCGTAGCTGTCGCGGAAGTACATGTCCAAAGCCTCGATGTGCTCTTCTTCCATCCGTTAGCCCGCCAGCAGGTCAGGCAGCTCACCAGACTCTTTCAGCTTGCGTGTGAGCCATTGCTGGCCCTTGCCGGTGATGTGCGCTGTGAATGAAATCTGAATGCCGTGGTTGGTCAGCACTGGCGTCTCTTTGACGGTGAAGTAACCGCGATCCATGTATTCCTGTTTTGGAACGTTCCGGCGCGCGCCTGCAGCTATCAGCACCCCAGAATCACGCATCCATGCAAAGAGTTTGTTTTGTCCCACGCCAATCGCCTTGGCGAAGTTGCCGATCAGCACACCTTTTGCCTCGCCCACACGATCAGCGAACTCGACCTTTGGGGCAGCAATGGCTAGCCGGGTTTCCATATGCTGGTTTTGCTCAGCCAGGTCAGCGGCAAGGCGTAGGGCTTCGGGGAGAGTCCGTGGCAACGTCGGTGATTGGTTGCTTTCCAGTTCCTGCCAGCGATCAACCAGACGTGCAGTGAACTCAGGGCAAAGCTGCGCGATAACGACGATGCTGTCGCGCTTGCCTTTTTCGCCCTCAAATACATACACGCTTTCTTTCTGCTTTAACCCTAACCCATTGATTCTTCCACAAACCTGTACCGCAGGAGGTTGAATTACGCCACCAGCAACCAGGCGCTCAATGGAGGTTTTGACATTGTCAGGGCGAGAGCCGACCAGATCGGCGATTTCTTTGTGGTTCATGGTTGGCTTATTGCCAGCCATCAATGTGTTTGCCATAATGAATTCGCCTTTTAGAATTAGTTGTTAGAAAAGTGATGGCCGACCAGTTGCAGCTGTTCGGCTTTTTTTCTTCCCTGCCATAGGCTTCTCGTCCTTCGTGCAGCTCCCCAACACATACCGCCGAGCCATTGAGAGACAGTCGTCATACATCGCACCTTTCTTGCTCGCCTGTGACTTCCGGCGATACAAATCCGCTGCGTACTGCCCCCCCCCTACAGCTAACGCCTCACTGAATCCCTCAGCTATCAGCTGCTTCCTAACGTTGTCGTAAACAAAAGTGTCCCAGGCCATTTAGTCCCACCCCAGCGGCTCTGGCCGCATGCGTTCAGCTTTCATTCCAATCTCAGCCAGCGTCTCCATCGAAAAGAGATAGTCACGACGGACAAGAACCGCGCCTGGTGGTGCCAACTGGATCCCCAACTCCGTCAGCAATCGGCAAAATTGCTCAATATGCCCGCCCTTTCCCTTCCACCGGCTAAGCGTCGACTCATCCACGCTAATTGCGTCTGCCACCGGCTTTTGCCCAACTGATGCAAGGCGTTTGAGAATCAAGCCTTCCATTTCAACTGGCTTGAGTTTCGGTAGTTCTGACTTGCGTGCTATTGCATTGTTTTCCATTGATAATTGTCCTTATTCACTGAGCTAGCAGTGCATCCTGTCTGGGTTTGCTTTCTCCAGAAGATCCGCAGCGATGATTGCGCCATTAGAATGACTGGCCAGAATTTCCGCGTAGTTAGTTTTGCCGGTGTATTCAGTCCGAGGTAAGCAACCTTTGCTTTGCCATTTCTGAATCGCAGTAACAGACCGTTCGCAGATTTCTGCTGCTTTAGCGGGGCCACCTACAGCTTTAATGGCTTTCTTTACTTCGTTCATGGTTTATCTCCACAACCAAAAAATAACTATTGGTTGATGTTATAGCACAACTGATAGTTGAGTCAATCTATAAGAGAATCAACCAATGGTTACTAAAAACGAATTACGCGAAAGGTTTGCAGAGCGGCTCAAGCTGGCCTGCGATGAGGCTGGCGTAAGGCTTCATGGGCGAGCGGTTGACATAAGAGCAGCCCTAAAAAAGCGCGGAGTTAGCGTCACCACTACAGCTATTGGTAAATGGCTTAATGCCGAATCAAGCCCTGAAGGAGATCGGATTGTTGCGCTTTCTGAGTGGCTAGGAGTCAGAGCTGAATGGCTTGAATACGGACGCGGTGCAATCAAAGACAATGATGCCCATGAAACAAATGAAAATTCGGTAACTACCTGGGAGGATGAATCTCCAGATGGTCATGAATATGTCGAGCTCCCACTGCTGGATATAAGTTTTTCTGCCGGGCATGGTACGTATGACGTAGTTGAGAAAGAAGCATCGACTTTTACTTTTCGCCGTTACTTCCTTCGCAAAATGGGGGTACCAGTTCCAGCTGCAAAACTGGTGAGAATTTCCGGTTCAAGCATGGAGCCTCGTCTACAGGATGGCGACGTCGTAGGGATAAACACTGATGACACCCGTATCCGTGAGGGTAAGACCTATGCTATACGCCACGGAAACCTGCTACGGGTGAAGATTTTAATTGAACAGCCAGACGGCGGTGTAATCATCAGATCGCTTAACCGCGAAGAATACAAAGATGAACATTTGAGTTACCAGCAGCGTAAAGAACAACTAGTGGTTCTTGGCCGCGTATTCTGGTCATCCTCAACCTGGTAAACCAACAAAAGTAAACCAACCGGCCTGATGGCCGGTTTTTTTTCGTCCAAAATCACCTCAAACACCCCCCTTCTCAGATTTTTCAAAAAAATAACACACCAAAAATCAACCAAATAAAAATACATCAACCATAAAATCAACCAATGGTATTGACTAAGAATAACCAATGGTTGATTATTGGCTCATCGACAGCAACAACGTCACCCCAAACCACCGGGACGCTCTTTAACAATCAGAACCGCATGACAGGCCAACCGCCGCGCCCTGGCAAAACGAAATAGCGCCGGTACGGATACCAGGCAGGTGGGTGAATCGCTTGAGGGCGATAGCTTACGAAGAGGATTACGCAGTGGGAGGCTGACAGGTCATGCAACCAAGCTTCGAGAGCCTGACTCATTCAACAGGCGACCAACTGGAGGACTGCACCATGTAGTGAATAAACGGGACGACCGTTCCCCCGGCGACGGAGTGAGGGAAAGGTGGCGATAAGCATCACGCAGTTCAGATTGGCGACCTGTTAACGCATCAATCAGCCTAAAAATGACGAGTGGATTTACCCTGCCGCCGAGAGCATCCGGCGGACAGGCATAAAACTACTGAGGATCAGCGATGAACACTACTCAAGATATGGGCAACAACGAATCAGTAAAAACCGGCGTTATCCCAAACGGCAACGGCACGTTTACAGCGATGACATTCACCAAGAGTCGCGATTTCAAAACCGCAGTTGGCGCACAGCGCTGGCTTGCACGCCAGATGGCCGACTAACAGCAGAGGGTTACACGATGGCACTTTCATTCACAGTTTTAGCTGGCAAGCCAGATAGCGACGACAGCGGTTATTGCGAGAACATCAAGTTCTGCGATGACGCTGAAAGTTACGAAGCGGCGCAGAAAATCATCTCGGATAACAAGCTGTACACGTATCCGATTTGCCGTATCGAAGTAACCGGGTTCACCAGTTAACACCCACCGCGCCCTACGGGGCGTACTGAGGCAATCATGACATTCAATCAAATCGTTTGGCTGGGCGTGGTTGTCATCTGCGTCGCGTTCTGGTCAGTCCTGGGTATCTATTTCGCCGGGTAATACCGGCACCTCACTTATCTGGTGGCGCATCGTTCCGGTTCTAATTTTAACCCACACAGTATAAATCCCCGGTTCGGTGCGCCACCAGGTGCGTGAGAAATCACAAGCCTGCTCAGTACCACTTCCCTTGCCATCCTTTGCCCCGCTAGCCGGGGCTCTTTTTTACATCAATAAAGGCCACTGCCCTGCTCCAGAGTGCTGGAACCGTAGGGAAACCGAGCGCGTGCATCAACTCAGGCAGTGCCTTTATCCATGTAATTTTCATTGAGAGGACATGTTATGCAAACCATCACAAAATGCTGTGAGCACTGCGGTAAGACGCGCGACGTTGAGAAAAAGGGAGTAAGCATTCAGCGCTACAAAGATGGCAGATATAAGCCCGTTAGAATCCTCGTCTGCGCCGACACATGCGCCAGCTACTACATCATTCGCAGCGAAATAAAAACATTGCGTCGCCGCCTGCACACAATGCAGCGGAGGCCAGTATGGTAACTCTCAACGCTCGCATCCAGCATAAGTATGACCTCACCGGGGGCGATTTCGCCCCTAAGCGCCATCACGGCAAACACCTCTTCTATCTGCTTATTTTTACCCTGTGCCTGCTCACTGCTGGCGCTGTCTGGAGTTAATCATGGAAAAGAAACCTCTCCCGCCGAGCCTCTGCGAACCCCGTTACCACATTGGCACCGTTGTTAATTACTCCGATCACCGGGGTAAGGATGTACAGGGCCAGATAGTCAGCGCCTGCGCACGTTGGACTGGGTTTAAAGACGGTTCGGCGCATGTCCTGACTTATGGCATTACCCACCCTTCTGGCGGCCGCCTGCAGCACCACAGCGAAAGCACAATCCACGGAGAGGTTGAATAGCGATGGCTAACTCATTTAATAAAATGATTGATGAAAAAATCATTAAGCGCGGCAAAACAAGCATGCTCATCCGGCTTGACGATATTCATATTAAACCGGACTTTAATCGACGTGTTGATAGTGAGCGTTATCGTGAGGCCAATGAGAGACTCTATCAGTACAGACTGAAAGGCGGAAAGGTTCCCAATCTTGAAGTCATACCGCGTGATGAAGGTGGTGTCTGGATAGTTGAGGGGCATCGCAGAAACCTGATTGATCACCGGCTACGCGATGAAGCAGGTAAGCCCGTTGAGTGGATTAAGATTGAACCATTCGAAGGGAATGATGTTGACCGCATTGCTCGTATTAAAACCAGTAACAATCAATTGCCATTAACTGATTATGAAGAAGCTTTGCTGGTTAAGGATTTACAGAACCTGAATTTATCGGCAGATAAAACTGCCGAAGCCTTACACATACCTCGCTACAAAGTAGATAACGCCCTGGTACTGCTATCCGCCAATCATGACGTCCATCAGTTAGTGGAAGATGGAATGGTTGACGTTCCCCTTGCAGTAGAGCGCATCAAAAAACACGGTGAAAAAGCCGGTGACGTCCTGAGGAAAGACGCTGACAAAGCCAGGGAGAAAGGCAAGAACAAAGCAACCAAATCAACCGCCATTCCGCAATTCAGTGCCACCCGCGCACGCAGGCTCTGCGAACTACTCTACGACGCAGCCAACATGACCAGAGAAGAAGGTGACGTTCTGCTGCTCTCACCGGGAACCAGAGAGGAAATAAACAAAATCCTCAACGAGTACCGGCAACAGAACCCAGCCCAGGAGGCCATCGATGATCAAGCGATTTAACCCTGACTTTTCGCTGAGCATTTCCCATGAACTCGCTTACATGCGTGAAACCCCGGAGGGCGGCTACGTGGCACACGGCGACTATGCAACGTTGTTTTCTGAGCTGGAATTGGTGAAGGCTGATCGCGATGCGCAGCAGAAACGAGCCGATGCGCTGGCTGTGGAGGGTGCATTGATGCGTGAAGCGATTGAATTCGCTACCGCGCCAGATATGTGGATTGAGCAACAGGACGGAATGCTCGATTACCGCTACTCAGAATGGTACGTCGATGTGCTCAACGCCGCTATCGAAACCCCAGCCACCTCAGCCGCCCTTGCAGCTATCGAAGCGCGATTCTGCGGACTCCTGGACACTTACGGAAAAGTGGAGCCAGAGCGATTCAACCCTGAATTTGCAGACCTCTACGCAAAAATCGTCAATCGTATTTTCAGCTCGGTGATGGATAACCCGTCTGTAACTGACCTTGAGTCATTGACTGATTGGCTGGAAAGCAGCACCGAAAATGCACGCGCTTACGCAGATATGTCCATCAAGTTTCACGCCGAGCTGCGGGAGGCCAAATGAAAGAGCTCAACTTTGACCCAACCGATCCGGACAAAATGAAACTCCCTTCGGGCAAGACGTGCGGAGACTGTGCGCACATTCGCCGATGCAAGGCAATTTTCGGTCACGTTGAAACTGACACCTATTGCGACTGGTCGCCTTCACGCGCGGTGTTCATGGGCAAGGTGGAGGTGCGTGATGCCAGCAAATGAACTGAAGCACCCGGCAATCCGTTATCACGGTGCAAAATTCCGCCTGGCCCCGTGGATCATTCCGCAGATGCCTGAGCACGTTTGTTACGTTGAGCCGTTTGGCGGTGCCGCCGGAGTGCTACTGCAAAAACCACGCAGCTATGCAGAGGTATATAACGACCTCGACGAGGAGGTGGTGAACCTGTTCCGCGTGTTGCGTGATCCTGAGCTGAATCAGCGCCTCCAGGACGCCTGCGTACTGACTCCATATTCCCGCGATGAATTCTGTTCTGCGCGTGAGCATATCGATGAGCCTGTCGAACGCGCCCGCCGCATGGTAGTGAGAGCCTGCATGGGATTTGGTTCCGCCGCTTCGATCGGGGGTACGTCTGGGTTCAGAAGTGATAGCAAGCGCAAATACGCCACAGCCTCTCATTTGTGGGAGCGTTACCCGGCGAATTTATCCGCCGTATGCCAGCGCCTGCAGGGAGTCATCATCGAGAACAAGGATGCTATCGCAGTGATGCGCGCGCACGACGCGGAGGCGACCTTGCATTACATCGACCCGCCATATGTGCCGGAAACCCGCGTGCAAGGTAACCGCTATTACAACCATGAAATGACGCTGGAAGGACATGAGCAACTGCTCGCTGTGGCCAGTAACTTGACCGGCATGGTGATGATTAGTGGTTACGAAAGCGATCTTTATAACGACCTGCTATCTGGCTGGAGGAAAGAGACTAAAGGATCTCGCATTAGCGCCGGTCGCGGCACGAAGGTTAGGCAAGAGTGTCTCTGGTTCAGTCCGAGCTGTGAGGGTGTTAATCATGGATAAGTTCAAACTACGCCTGGTGCGTGGTATCGCGATGACAACAGAGTGCGACATGTGGCAATGCGAGAAGCATTACCGCTTTCGCTCTGGCAAGTATTACGGGCGGGTCAGATATGCGGAGGCCCAGCATGGCTAAGCGTAAGAGCAACAGAGTGGCCCCACACGTCGATCCAAATTGGCCCAAGTGCCACTTCAAAACGATGACGCTACACGAATCTGATTCCGATATGAGCGGCAATAGTGACGGTTTTCAGTGCGACCACTGCGGCCATGAAATTGGATTTATTGAATGGCTTGAAGCCCAGGAGAAAGCATTGTGAAAACTCTGAACATTTCATGGCTTGGCGCATGCCCTAAATGCGACAACGAAACGCACAAGGTTGAGACGGAGAAAGGCTGCGGCTTCCGTCTGTATGAGGGCGACAAAATCACCTGCAGCAAGTGCAGCAACACTGGCAGCGTGGAAGTTGAAGAACATGCCTACGCCGTATGGGATGAGGTGCCAGCAGATGGACAATAAGCTGAGCGAACTGAGCAAGCCATCGGCGTATAAATTCGACCACGGCGTTATGGGGCCGGGTGATTTTAAATATGGCACGCCGCAAATGCACTCCACGGCGAAAGATGAAAATGCCAGCCCCCTCTACTCGCAAGAGTACGTATCCGCCCTGGATAAGGTGGCTCAATTTTGGATTGGAGAGTCTGCCGGATGGAAACAGCGCGCCGAGGCAGCAGATCAGCGCATCGCCGAGCTGGAAGCCATCGCTACCGAGTACGCCGGTAAATTCCAGAAGGCGCAGGATGCAGCCAAACACCTGGTCATCATGAATGACAGTGCTCAGGCGGAAATCGCACACCTGAAAACGTTGCTGGCTACGCCGGTGCGGTTGCCCGAAGGTCTGGCGCAAAAAATCAAAGTGACTGGTTACTATGAGGCGCTAAACGAGATGATGGATTGCGTTCGCGCCGCTGGCTTCAAGTGCGTGGGGGATGAGTAGATGGCAATCCCTAAAAACGAAACCGGGCTGGATAAGTGCCCGAAATGTGGCGGTGAAAACGGTTTTCACACGAAAGAAATAGTGGATTTTAATCAGTTTTATGATTGGTCAGGACATGTATCGGAAGGTGCCCATAACCGTAGCATTCGTGGCGGTGAGGCATTTTACTGCTGTGATTGCGGGAAAAATATTACGAAACACGTTAAGGGGGGTGCATGACACAGACACTAACGACTGAGCGCCTGCGCGAAATCGCAGAGGATGGATTCTTAGAACACGGCGACGCCAAAGCAATAGCCGCAGAACTCATGGCTAACCGGGAGGCGCAGCCGGTGGCATTCGATGCGCTTGCAGATGCAGTAAAGGAAGTTACTGGCGGCATTAGGATGGAGTTCACCCCTGGAACGTATAAGGGTCATCAGCCGGTGCCTTTCATGAACTTCACGTCATTGTCGCGCATCGTTGAAATGTTTCGTACCGCCCCGCTAGTGCCTGAAGAAGTCTACTATGACGATTGCCCAGACTTATATCCGAGCCAGCCGGATGCATGGGCTAGTGGCTGGAACGCCTGCCGCGCCGCAATGCTGGCAGCAGCACCGGAGGGCGGCAATGGTGCATAAAGTGTATATCGCTGGGCCGATGACTGGCCTTCCAGAATTTAATCGCCCTGCCTTCTTCAGCATGGCCGAGCATGTCAAATGCACTGGTGCAGTGCCACTTAATCCAGCAACCCTTCCCGATGGACTCACTCAACCAGAATACATGGATATTTGCATAGCAATGATGAGGTGTGCCACCAAAGTTATTTTTCTCAATGGCTGGCAGCACTCTCTTGGTGCTCGGGCTGAAATGGCACTGGCAGAGAAGCTGGGTTTGGTTATAGAACACCAAGGGGAAACACATGATCCTGACACCCGACGATAACGAAATCCTCGAACGGCTCAGCGCTACCGGCTCTACCCCTGATTCAGTTGCAAACCTCCTCCGCTGCGCCGGTTTCAAAGGTATGACTGGTATAGCCATTCGCAGACGATTGCAGAAACTGGAAAAAGAAAAGGCTGTTGAGCGCGTTCGCCGCCCAGACATCAAGAAAACTTGCTGGGCCCCAGCTATCAAATAATCACTTCCCCACCGGTAAAAAATGAAACCTCGAATTCCGCAACGAATCAGCATCAAAGCTGAGGGGGTTCTATGCGCCTTCATGGAGGGCAAAAGGACACCCGCCCGAACCTATCAGCATAAGCACTTAACGTTGCCAGTGTCCCGCTGCTGGCGTCTGCTTTCAAAAGATAACGGTCACTCATGGGAAGTGATGAGCCATGAGCGCTATAACACCCAAATAAGGATCTGAATATGACCAACTGCGAGTTACTAAAACACCTGGTTAAAGACGGTGGTAGTTATACCTGCAGCGAACTTCGCACACATCTTAACGCGGTGTTCCCTGGAGAAAATATTGATGTGAACCGCACCCGCACGTTACGCGCCGCAATGGTTAACTCATGCTTTGTTAAATGCGAATGGGCTCATGTTGGGAAAGGGGAAAAGTCAATCAAAGTGGTCAGTGTCGATCCGCGATTTGGTGACTACGCAAGAGCAAAACCAAAGGGTGTTCAGCAGAAAATCACTGATAGCTATCTACGCAGCGAACCGCCCGAAGTTGTCCGTCATATTCTTCTCGTCCAGCAATTCAACAAGCTACTCGCACCAGTAACCCACCAGCGCGCCTACTAACACCGGAGCATCATCATGACATTTGGATATAAAAACTTAGCGCACCAGGCCGCTGAGGCAGAACGCCGTGCCCATTATTCCGACGCGGCCAGTATTTGGCTTAAAGCATTCGAAGTGGCTCGGGCGGTCGATGTGGTGTGGGTACAAATCCGCATCGATTTTTGTGTCAACGCCGCATCGCGCAACTGGGGTAGATAAATGCATCCTGTCGCTGATACCGGCAGCATTCAGAAAAACCTTCTCCGTAGCACAGCAAGAGAACTACTGAACGAATTCGAATCCCCCACTAACAAACTCACCTTTTGACAGCTACTCGACAAACACGCAGTGAAAATCGCTCCCTATTGGCCTAAGCATCCACCGGCATGGCTGCGGCTTAACTGCGAGGTTCACCGAGTGCGGGAAGGAAAATAGAAGAGGCATAGATGGATAAATACAGCCTTACGAGGGATGAGGCTTGCGCTTTCCTGGGAGTGTCCGCGCCAACATTAACCGCGTGGATTAGATCAGGAAGGCTATCAGCCACCCGCAAAGATCCGACCAAATCAAAATCCCCTTACCTAATAACCCGACAAGCCTGTATTGCCGCGCTTAGCATTCCGATCCACACTGTGCCGGTGAGCGCGGGTGATGCACATGAGGAGAAAACACCATGTCATTATTCCGCCGTGGAGAAATCTGGTACGGCAGTTACACGTCGCCAAGCGGCAAGCGAATTAAGGAATCGCTTGGGACATCGGACAGACGCCAGGCGCAGGAGCTGCACGACCGTAGAAAAGCTGAACTTTGGAGAATAGAGCGTTTGGGGGACTTCCCGAATGTGACATTTGAAGAGGCTTGCTTGCGCTGGTTAGAAGAAAAGGCGCACAAGAAATCACTCGATGCAGACAAGGGCCGGATTGGATTCTGGCTCATGCATTTTGAAGGGGTTTTATTGAAGGATATAACCGAGGCAAAAATCTATACCGCAGTTAGCCGCATGACCAATAGGAAGGCAGAGGAGCGCTGGCAGATGCGTGTTGATGCAATGGCTAAGAAAGGCATTGTGATACCGCCGCGAAAATCTGAGGCCGTTTCAACTTCAACAAAGGCTAAGCACCTTGCTTTGATGAAAGCTCTTATGCGGGCTGCAGAAAGGGATTGGAAGTGGATAGAAAAGTCACCAGTGATCAAGGTGCCGCAGGAAAGAAATAAGCGAGTTCGGTGGCTCGAACCCGCTCAGGCACAACGATTAGTAGATGAATGTCCAGAACCTCTAAAATCTACCGTTGAATTTGCACTAACCACCGGCCTCCGTCGCTCTAACATTATCGAACTTGCCTGGTCGCAGATCGATATGCAGCGCAAGGTGGCATGGATTTACCCAGAGGATAGCAAATCTGGCCGTGCGATAGGAGTCGCTCTCAACGACACCGCCTGCGCAGTTTTACGGCGACAGATTGGCAATCATCACAGATGGGTGTTTGTGCATAAAGATCCGGTGAGAAAAATGCGAGTCGATTCTAATACTGCATGGCGAGCAGCATTGAAACGTGCTGGCATTGATGACTTCCGTTTTCATGACCTTCGCCATACTTGGGCAAGTTGGTTAATTCAGGCCGGTGTTCCATTATCCGCGCTGCAGGAAATGGGAGGATGGGAAAGCATTGAAATGGTTCAGCGATATGCACACTTAGCGCCCAATCATTTAACTGAGCATGCGAGGCAGATAGATGCGATTTTTGGAGGCTTAGTCCCAAATCTGTCCCATGTAGAAATTGAGAAGCTTGGGTGA